ATGAGAGGTGGGGGTGTTTTTTAGACTACCCCTCCCCCCTTGTCTTCATCACGTTCACGTACCACTTTTTTATATATTTTTAAAGGATCAATCTCAATTAATCGATCAATCGCTCTTTCAACCTCTAAATCTTCTTCAACCTCACTCATATCATCGCGAAGTTTGGTTAAACGAGCAACTCTTGAACTTGTATAATAGCCTTTTTCAGTATCAAACTGAAACCAATGTTCAAAATCATCAAAAGGATCATAAGGATTATCAATAGTTGTTATTGTTACACTACGTTTTAAACTTTCTTTCACCTTAATTCACTCCTTTCAAATACTTTGAAACAGCTGTAGTTGAAATTCCCATCTTTTCAGCTATTTGAGCTATTGTAAAGTTTGAATTATTCATAGCTTTTATTCTTGCTATTTGAGCATTACTCAAACTCTTGTTTTCCCTAGGCATTGCTCTTTGTCTTAATGAATCCGGATCAGAATTAGCTAATATTTGTTTTAGCTTGTTTTCTGTAATAGCGCCAGCTTGAATTGCTTCCCATTCACGATCAGTTATATTTATTGAACGCTCTTTACGAGAAACAGACCCAACTTGTTCTCTGTATTTCGTCAAAGATCTTTGAGACATTTTTCTTATATCTTCTGGCTTAAGATCCGGTTGATCTTTTTTCTTTTTATTTATTTCAGTAACAGCTAAACGAGTAGCAGTTCTTTCCTTAATACTATTCTTAAGAGCTTCATTTAATTTTGCTTCTAATGAAGATACTTCTTTAGCATATATTTTCTTAGCCTGAGGGTCGCTCTTTAAATTTCCAGTACTAACCATTGATTTTCTTGCTTTATTTGCTAAAGCTTTCATATTATTAGCATATTCTGCATAGATTATTTCCATAGGATGTTTTGCAGATGAAACTAAAGACATCGCGTCATCAGTTTCTGCCATATTTGTACTGGTGATAGTGCGGGCTTTATATTTATATTTCAACTTTCCATCAGGGCTAGTGAAGTATATTTTTCCAGATGGGTCTTTCTTCATGACAGGGTTATATTTTTTATAAGCACCAGGGTCTTTAACATTATAATTAATTTCTTTACCATCAGTTGTATATAGGGTTCTGATTCCAGTTTTTTTATTATATTTATCTTGAGCGTAGTATAAATCTTTATCATCTGCTCTAGTATATAATAGAGCACCTTCTGGTTTATTAGGATTATACCAAGGTTTACCTTTTATATTTATTCTAGCTTGACCCTTTCGTTTCTCAACTATTGCTTGACCTTTAGCTCTAGAAAGTATAGTCGAAGCCCCACCGCCACGAATTAAATTTCCATCAGCGTCATATTTTGGTTGGTATTTCTTTTGAAGTGCAGCTATATTATTATCCATATAACTTTGTTTGTAATCAAGTTTATGCTTTTCAGCATCAATAACAACCATAGAATGTCTAACAGCAGCAGCTTTTTCAGCATCTGTTGCGCCAGCTAAAGTCATATCATTTATCAAGTTAGATATTACACCCATCTGAGTATTAGTATTTTTCATAACTTTGAACTCTCTACCATTACGATAATAATGTTCTTTACCATTTTTATCTACTTTAACCTCATCGAATTTGTACTGTTTGGAATCAAAGTTCTTAAGACCTTCAAGAGGTGGAGTACTTGTTATTTTTACTTTACCATGACGATCATTAGTTGGTATACACATAACTGTATCACCATCAAAATCTGCGCCTGATAATCTATCAGCAACTTTCTTTGTAATACCGACACCATCGATACTGTCTGGTCCAATTATTTTCTTAGCTAAAGGATTTTTATCAGTAACTGTTAATACTGGTATTTCAAATGTTCCGCCATGTGGGTATCTAATTAAAGCCAACTTAGTTCCTGGTTTATATTGCGGAGCATATATCTCGTCATCTTTTAAAGTATTAATAGGAATGATTACATGATATTTTTGTCCAGGTAAAGCAGCGGCTTTTAAATCCACAGCAGCCGAATCACAACTATCAGCAAATTTCTTTAAATAATATTTTTTAATGGTTGGATTAGTTAATGACATTATTTCATCATATTCTGCTTCTTTATTAGCTTTAGCTAAGTTTAATTGTTTTTTAGCTAAAGATTGTGATTGTTTACCTAAAAATTGAGAAGGTAATGCATCAGCCCATTCAGTCCAATCACCCTGATCAGCTCTTTTATTTATTAAACCCAATTTAGCACCGGGAGTACTAGATGGTACATGTTGTCCTGTTTTTGGATCATACCAATATTGACCACCTTGGTTAGCATCTTTTATAGACGAACCAAAAGGATTATCTGGGTCATTCTTTATTTTCTTAAAAGCATCTTCTCTCTTATTTTTATTAGAGTTAAATACCAAATCATATCCATCAGGAATATTGTCTGAGTAAACAGCCATACCTTTAAGATATTTATCACCATCAACTAAAATTCTAACTTGAGCATATCTTGAATTACCTAAGTCTAAATCTTTAACTCCTCTACGAACTTGAATAAGTCCATCTTGAGCTTCTCCGACAAATCCATCAGGCCCGATTTCATCTTTAAGGACTATTTTTACTCTTCTTGAATCCATGCTAGCTGGATAAGTAAATTTCTTCTCATAAGTTTCACCACCATCACGAGATATATAATCATTCAAAGTTTGAATTTTATCATAGTTATATATTTCACTATTTTTAATTTCAGGTGCACATAAAACTTTAAGAGTGGTCATCTGATCTTTATTTGTAGGTTGTGGAACACGACCGCCATAAACATGATAACCTTCTCTTTCAAGAAGATATAAGGCAGTATCTAATTTTTCTCTTGAGATACCTAATTCTATTTCGGCATTTTTACCAACATCTATCATTTTCTTCTTTTCTATTTCTTTCTTTAATAGATCAGCAGTATTTTTAGATTGTTGATATCTTGCTTTTTGTTCTTGTTCAAACCAACCACGAACAGTTGATTCATTAACCCCCATTTTTCTTCCGATTTCACTAGTACTCAAACCATCTTGTTTTAGAGATTTAGCTCTAGCTATATCTGAAGCTTTTCGCTCATCATTACAAATTGATTTTTCTATACGATATTGTGATGTGGTTAAACCAAATTCCTTCTTTATATTTTCTGGAGTTTCTGTCCAACCATCTGCTTTTAATTTTTCAACACGACTTAAAAAGTCGCCTTCATGTTGATATGGGTCTTTACCAGAACCCCATGGCCAACGGCCAGATCTTCTAGGCATTCCATAATGTTCTAAGAATTCTTCATCGGACATTTTAGAAGAACCATAGTAAGATTTTATTTCTTCAGCTATAGCATTCATGGTTATACACTCCCTTCACTTTGTTCCAACATTTTATTTATATGAACTATTTTGTCCATAATAGGTACTATATCAGGAGCTGTTGGGTTAGCTACTAATATATCATCATTCTGATAAATTCTACATTCTATTTGAATCTCACCAGGTTTTATTTTATATTCTAAACAAAATAAAGCGACATAAATTAATAATTGATCCATATGAACTGGAGTAGTACCAGTTTTTAAATCATGGATTCTTAGAAAATTATTTCTAAAACAAATAGAATCAGCAGTGCCAAAGAAATATGGCGAATAGAATAATACAACTTCGGTATTCATTCTAAAACCAATAGCATCGTTCACATAAGCATATATAGTTTTCTTAGAACGGGGTTGCTTAATTCCTAAATCGATCGTGCTCTTTGCCCACTCGTGTAGTTTAGTTCCTCTTTCGGCAGCTCTCATATTTTGATAAACTGCTAAGGCTTTGTTATCATCATATCTTAACCAAGATGATTTACTAGCCCCAAAGGGCGCGTGTAAGCCTTGTAAATTTTCATGTTTATTAAATATCATTGTTATCTCCTTTCTTGTAACAATAATTATTTTTTAAACTCTTTAGAGAGTTCTCTTAGAACTTCTTCTTTATTCTCTGGATAGATAAATCTTGAAAAAGACATATCATTCATTTTTTCAACATAATATGGTTGATTAGGTTGAGCTTTAGCTTTGGAAGATTGTTTACATTCTAATGTCGCCCAATGTTCATTATATAAAACTAAAAGATCAGGAATCCCTTGAATATCATTTGGGTCCATTTTAGTCACGATACATCCGGGGAACATTTCTCTGAGTTCTTTTTTAAGTTTAGCTTGAAACTCATTTTCTAACTTAGACATGTTATTCCTCCTGACTCAAAATATAAGAGGGTGTGTGCATTTTAAAATTTAGCATTAACGGCCCTTATATTCTCTTTCTCTCTATAAAAGGACATGTTTTTTTCGCGAGGAAAGAAAAAGAGTATTTAAAAATAATTATCATAAAATTCATCTGTCGTACAGTTTAAGGCATCAGCCATTTTTTTTAAAGTTATAGCACTAGGTATTGATTGACCAGTTAAATATCTACTAATCATTGGTTGCGTTGAACCGATACGTTTTGCTAGTTCATCTTGACTTACCCAATTACGTGCCATAATAGTTTGTAACTTTCGTTTAAACCCTAATCGTAAATCCTGGTCTGATGTTGGATCAACAGTGTTGACTCTGTGACTAGTGTTAGCAAAAGTATCAAATATAAATTGAGTACCATCTTTGAAGACTATTAAAAGATCATGCTTATTCAATGCTTTATAATGATCGACGTCTTCCTCATAAATTTGAGGATTGTTATTCATGACATATTTATATAAAAAATTAGTCACGTCCTCCATGTTAATCACCTTCCTTCTTATTTTTTAATTTCTGCATTTAACTTAGCTTTAATTTTTGGTTCTGTAAAAAGTATATCTCTGTCCCACTCTTTTAAAGGGTTATCATATTCGCATTCTGGGCAAACTGAATAATATCTAAATTTCTCAGTGTAAATATCATCAAACGCACACATTTGTATTTTACGAAGTTTAGTATATTCTTTTACATCCTCTTTTTCAATTTGATATTTGCAATCACATTTATCACAAATTATATCTAAACTAGTTTTACAGAACACTCCATGTTCAAGTATTTTCATACTTTACTCACCACCTCAGTTATTATTAATCTGTTATTTTTGTTAAAGTAAGAACGAGTGTCTATTTTTAGTCCAGGTTTAATTTTACCTTGTGCAAACATCCTTTCTCGTTCGTCTTCATAGTTATACATAATGCATTGATTAGTTCTCTCTGGAATATTTACATACGATTCTGTAACAGTCTTACATTCTGGTATATTTAATAATCCATTAGGTTTTCTTTTGTACTTTACTTGCATATTCCGTTTTCACCTCATTTTTACGCAAAAATAATGTTTTGGTCAAAAACCCACTTTTTTTTGCTATTATTATTATATTTTGGAAATTATATACTATAGTATATAAAATCACTTTTTTTAATTAATTATACTTTAAAAGTGGGAAAGTGGGCAGAAACCTCGCAAACCCTTATAAATAAAGGGCTGGCGGCTGGACACTTTTCAAAAATATTTGACCATTTGCCCACTTTTTTTGGCCAGAGACACAAAACACAAATTTTCAAAAATCGTTTTGCCCACTTTTTTTGACCAGAAGCCCACTTTTCAGACTCAAAAGTGGCCAGAAAATTTACTCATTTTCAACCAATTTTATGTCCTCTATAGGCCCCTCAGAACACCTTCCAGTGCTATATAAACCTACTCTTTTACCATATTTTACAGTAACTTTCTTACCAATATTCTCTCCAGCAATCTTAGCAATTTCATCATTTTCTATACAATATTTCTCTTGTGAAGACTCGCTAGTCTTGATATATACTGCAGTTGTTCCGAAGAAGTTCTTATCTACACTAGTTATAACTCCTTGTGTTGTTCCTGATGATTTATCAATTACACCAAAGAATATACCAATAGCAACTGCACATAAAACTAATGATGTCATAAAACATCCAACAGCAAAACCATATTCTTCATCAGATATTGCCATAACTTCTAATACAACACTTCCTATTACTATAAATACAATAATTAAAATTCCAATAATATCTAACCAATTCATAATTTACCTTCTCTCATTTCATTGTCTGTCCATATAAAGTCAACATCGCCTTTCTCATCATAAACACCAAATATATATTTAATATAATTTTCTACACCCTTTTTAGAAACTATAAAAGTTTTTCTTGTCTCAGCATAATCAGGTTCCGTAAATGGTGTAAATATTTTAGTACTGTTTATTTTAACGTTATTATTTTTAAATGCTTCCTCGTGATCCCTATATTTATTTCTTTCCTCTCTCAACTCTTCGATTTGTTTCATCCTGTTGTCATATTCTTCAGATCTTAACAAAGTCATCCCATTACAACTATATACGCAATTAAAATGCTCAGGGTCTATCTTTTCTAAAAATTCTGAAATCTCATCAGTCATCATATTAAACTCTCTCCTCACCTTGGCAAGTAACTTTATATGGAGCAATAGTAATACCATTATTATCTTTCGGACCTCTATATGTTATTCCAGTATTTATTATACTTTTACTTTTTAATTCTTCATAACGACCTTTTAATATAAGTAATTCCTTATATTCCTCAAAAGGTATAGTAATCATGCCTTCTTCTATTTTAATATTATTCACTTTTATCTTCTCCTTTTCTACATACAGATGGAACACGCATCCAATTAACAAACTCATCTGAATTTATTAACTTTTCATACAGACCCTCTTTAATTATAAAATTCTTTAAAATCTTATGCTCATCTGCAATCTCTCTTAAATTATCGTAACTAAATACCATATTGCAACATTTAGCATAAATATCAGAAAGCATCTTACCATGCTCTTCACTTATAATAATCTTTCCATCTTCATGCTTAACATCAATTGTATTAGCTAATAATTTAATAGCATCATTTAATTCTTGTTCACTTAACGGTTTAGTCATATCTATTTCCATTATTCTTCTCCTTCATCTTTGTGAGTTCCTCTTAATATTTTAACAAAGTCTTCTTCACTATATCTTCTGTATTTATATTCAGAATCTAAGAATTTCTCTTTCTTATGCATTTCAACTAATATAAATTGTCGATTCTGTTTAGAAGTCATCTTTGCTTTTTGTTCTTTAAATGTGGAAATTAATTCCATATCATTTTTAATTTTTCTTCTTTTAAGTCTGATCTCTTTCAGTTTTTTAATAATATTGTAACAATAAATAACATTAATTTTGTTATCCTCTATATAGTGTAAAATATCTTGCTGTTTTAAATCTAGATCACTTAATCTACTAGCTAGAGTTTCATCGTACGTATCCACTATATTTAATGTCTCAATAGCATCTGTTATTTCTTTTACCACATCCATTTTACTCTCCCACAGTTCTATTTATTAGGGGTGGGGGTATTTTTTCGATACCGTACCCCACGTTTACTTCGTTCTTTGCGAATTAAGTCTATGTTCTTCACTCTACCCACCTTTTTAGCGTATTTAACGCGTATACGGCCGTCTTTTGTCTGTGTTACGGAGTATACCCTTATCTGAGGGTTTCGATTCACAAACGCGAAGTATTGCCCATTATTTTCTAATATACGGGTCTTAAATTTTTTATCTTTGAAATCCAAAATATATAAACCCCCTTCATAAATTTATTCCATTAGATGCTTCCATACATTGAAGTAGTTTAAATCTAAAATTATCTCTTTCAACTTTTTCATCATGGAGTTGTTGTAATTTATCATCTTTATATAAACGACCACCACACCATTTACAAAGAATATAATCTCCTTTAATACATGGCGGTACTATTTGTGTATGACCACATTTACAATGTTTCTTATATTGCATCATCACTTCATCTAATTTTTGAATTCTATCTATATATCTTTTCTTTTTCATAATAACCTCTTTTTATCTTTCTTTTTCTTCTTTTTTCTTTTTAGTTTGAGTTTCCTCTTTTTTCTTATAATATATTGGTTTCTTAGAATTTGCATTGAAAGGTTCACCTAAACAAGTGCAACAAGGTTCTTCGCCTTTTATATCATCCTTTTTAAAATATTCACAAGATTCACAATACTTGTCAAATTCTACCATTTTTTCTTGAATATCCATATTAATGAATACCTCCTTCTCTCGAAGCTAAATTATATATTGTAATTTCACTGTTTAGAAATTCTAAATCAGTTAAACGAGCTGACTTTATGATAGGATCAAATATATCTCGAGTTGAGTAAGTCCGAAGAACCGAATCTGCTGTTTTATAAAACATATTCTCCTCAGACCTACTAGCTCGTACGTATTCTACACCATCATAACTTATTCTATCTGGCATTTTCTCGCCTCTAGCAAATATATTTATAAAATCTATAACTTTTATTTTACTTGTATAATATGTCTCAATTACTTTAGAAGTATCATCTACTATTACTCTAGGCCATTCCATTATTTTTCCTCTTTTTTCTTAGCTTTATCAACAGTCTTTTTAATAGTTTTTATATCTGCATTAGCTATTTGATTTAAACAATTATGTTTAGCTGCTATACTAACAACAATTGAGAAGCATATTAATTCTAATATTTTGTATATTAATGCTGCTAATACTAATAGTGCAAGAAATGCCCATCCGTTTACTGTAAACATTATATCCACCTAGCTCCTTTCAAATTTTTATTTTTCACGGTTAATTCAGGTTTTACTTTTTTAACTATCTCATCTGAACATATAACATATCCAAGATATACACCTTTTTGATTTACTTTAACATAATAATATTTTTGTCTTTTACCTTCATAAGTTAAAGTACCTTTTTCAAATAAGTCTGGTCTTCTTTTAAAGAAATTCACACAAGCTATATTATATCTATCGATTTGTTCTATAAGTTCTTTGTTAGATATTTTTCTATCAATATAACCTTTTTTACCTCCAATTTTTTGGTGTTTAACATTCTTTTTAATAATTACATATTCATATCCTTTATACATTTTTGGTTCTCTTTTGAAAATTTTTGTTAAAATCATATTAATCCTCCTCTAATGATTTTTCGTTTTCTTGTGCATCTAACACAGTCATAAAATTATAATAGTCCATATATTTTTGTTTAAACTTTTCATATGAATCTATTTTTATAATACTTTTACTTGGTAACCAATAAGTTGTAACTTCCTCTTGATTACTATTTAATATTTGCTCGTATAGCTCATAACTATTACAAGTAAATATAGAATAAATCTTTCTCTCTGGATGTCTAGTTTTTTCTTGAAGAATTATCCATTTCCATTGTCGAATAATTTCATAAATTCTATTAGGACTTAACCCACTATCCAATTCATCAAATAGCATATAAATATCTTTATCATGGGTAAGTAACTCTTTTAATACCTCTGTATTTAACCAATCAAATACAGAAGCGTTAACTCGCTCACCTTCTGAACGAAATGCATTAATTAATTTATTTGGATCAAAGTCCCAACAACTATTTACAATATCTTTTGATTTATTAGAGTAATGCAAACATATTATTTTATCATCTTCACATTCATCCTCAATATATCTTAAAGACATCGACTTTCCAGTTCCATTTGGACCTAAGAATACAGTAAAAGTAGTTTTACAATCTTGTCTATGTATCAAATTATAATACATAAGATCTTTATGTTTCTTTTTACAAAAGGTCTTCTCTCTTGTATTCATCTTATCACATCCATATAACTCCGCCATTAGGTTGAGCGTCTACTTGAGCTTGTATATTTTTCATTATTTCTTCAGCTCTTTTGGAAGCTTCAGAATTTGGATCTTGCATTTCTTTTATTTCTTTCTCGAATTTTTCACCTACTAACAAAGGCGCTTGCCCGTCTGCTATACGTTTAGCGTCATCTATTAATATGGCAGGAACATTAAACTCAAAATATCCATATGTACCATCCACTGGATCATCCCAATCTCTATTATAAAGTCTGTGATCTCTTAATCTTTTTATAACATCCTTATAATCAGGTCTATTAGACCCACCGATTCTTGTATAAACTATTATTTTAGTTCCATCCACAGTAGGATATACATCTCTGTATCTTCCAAATTCTTCTCTTTCTACACCAATAATTTCTAATAAATCATCAGCACTTTTATTTTCTTTAAATAATTGACTATATAAACTCATGGTTCATTCTCCTTTCTTTACCATTTTATATATCTTGTTTCATTAAATATCTTTTTATCGGCTATAGCTCTTGAAATTGCTAAATCTATACCACTACGACTTTTAATGTGATAGTAATATAAATCTCGATACGGCGTATTTAATCTCCTTATTCTTCCGCATGCTTGGGATAATGTTTTGTATGAGTAATTCAAACTATAGAATATAATTGTATCCGTTGTTATACAATTCCATCCTTCACATCCTGCAGCATACTGCACCAAATATACCCAATGTTCACCTTTTGGGATTGGTTGATGATTATGTCCATTCCATTCAGCTATCTCATATTCTCCAGCTGATTCTAAACCCGTAATATATGACATTTGTCTTAAAATTTCAAGTTCATAATCAAAGTTGTAAAATATAATAGCCTTTGGATGTTTTTCTAATATTTCAGCAATTGCTATAATTCTTGAATCGTCTTCATTGACTATTCGTCTCAAAATATAACACATTTCGCTTTTTTGTTTAACTGGTTCATTTGTATATGGATTCCATCTATTTTTCATAGCATCTCGAAATTTTATCTTATCATAATCAGTATAAACATCCTCGTGATGATCTATTGTATGAGGTTTAAAGTCCATATCAATTAAGATGTCATTTCTTAATCGTATTAACCTTCCTGTATTAATATATCTATCAATTTTTGGATATTTTGTGAATCGTGAATAGATAATATGCTCTCGTCCGAATTCTGTCTTATTTTTGTAGAATCCATTTGCTATAAACACAGGGATGTAATCAGACCAAGTATCCCCCGGAGTAGCTGATAACAATATCCAATCATTTACTTTGGTTATTTTTAAGAAGGCTTTTACCCAGGCGCCTGATCCAACAACTCTCTGTTCATCAAATATAAAGAATGCATCTTTTACATCTTGATATTTTTTTATATTATTCCAACTATCAACTCTAACTTTATGATCATATAAACGAGTTTCATCGTCCTTAGTGGTCATGAGAAAATATGTAAGTTCTCCTTCCCATTCTAAAGTATCTCGTTTTCTTGCGGTCGTAATAATATACAAATCTTTCGGTTTAGTTTTCATAGGAATATAGTTTGGATTAATACTTCCACCCTGTTCCTTAAAATAATAATAAAGGGCGGTCCTAGATTTACCAGAACCAACCCCTCCATTTAATATACAACCATTATGCATATTATTAACAGCTTCCATTTGATAGTCGTATAAAAAACTCTTAGTCATTTTTAACTATCCAACCTTCTTGAACATTTTCTAATTCTATTAATTTGGATTTAATTAAATTAATAATATTATCTACTTGTTCAAGACTAACATAAGACATTGTCATACCAGCTCTGTGTTCCTGATACCAGTCAAATAATTCATTTAAATTTCCTTTACTGAATGAGAAACTCCACCAGTCACATATCATTTCAATAATATATTCTTCAGGAATATCCATAGGCATAATACCCTCTTCTGGATCATCATTAATTAATATCCAATGTTGCCAGTGGTGTGGGTTATTATGAATATGTTTTAACCAAGCTAATCGGAATGCTTGAACAACTTCATAAGTTCTGTTAATACCATAAAAATATGTATCATAAGCGTCATACTCTTCTTTTGAAGTCTTACTAGCATCATGATTTTTAATATTTTCTTTTAATCTTTCTAAAGTTTCACCTTTGGGTAATACTTCGGGTAGATTTTGTTCAATCCAACTAAATGCTTTTCTAACATTAGCTTTATGTTGGTCTAAATATTCGTCGTATAATTTACTCATATTTCTCCTTTCTAAGTCATTGTAACATATGATATAATTCTATTTTTCTTTTTATTTTTAGGATTATATATTACTCTGTACTCTAACCATGGATCTATATCTATTACCATAAGAACTAATTCTATTTTTCCACCATTAGAATGTGTTTCTTCGGTAATTATAACATCATCGACAGATATTGATTTATAGTCTACCAGATGAACATATCGATCATAATATTCTTTTACCATTCTTTTTGATAAATCAACTAAATCTTCATATTTCATACTGAACCCCCTATAAATTAATTTTCTTAAGAATACTAGATTCTTTAATTCTTAAATTATTTTTATCTATGACTATTTCACATAGGATGTCATTTAAGATAGGTAATCTGAATAACATTCGAACCTCATCGTCGAATTCTTTCAAACCCATAATTAATATGGATTCGTATTCAATCTCATATTCCATGTGTCTTTCATCTAAACATGTACTAAAATATTCTTTTGATAGTATTCTTCCAAGTCGAACCATTTCACTTTTTTTCATAAATATAAATCCCTTTCAATCTTATTTGATAAAAAAGAAAAGCTAAAGTTATTTTTCCTTAGCTTCTTTTCTAATATCATATAATAGTTGAAGTTCCCTATCAATGATTGTCATTTCGTTCTGATACTTAACCATTATATTAAATGTGTCAAAATCTAATGGTGAACTTTGCACATAATCTTGCATAGTTTTCAACATTTTTACTGTATCATCTAACAACATAGTTTTTTCTTTTTCTAACGAATTTATCCTTTCATTAATAATTACTTCATATTTCATATAATCATCTCCTCATTATAGAATATGGTTATAACGCGAATTTATACTCTAGGTAAAGGTATATTTTCTATCTCAGCTCTTATTTCTAATTGATTTAAGTATTGGCCCATGAAAGATTTTTGGTTCTTTAAATTTAGAATTGGACAGGTCGGCGTGAAATCTAATGTTCCGGCCTCATATCTAACAATCATTTTATGCAAATTATTATATCTAATTTTTAATTGCATATATTCAGCAACAAATCTTTCTTTATAATCAGCACTATTCATCATCTCAACAGTATCACGTAATTCAATACCATCATAATGATTAATATCCTTAACTTTTTCTTCTAACGTTTTAGCTTGCGCTATAGTTTCATTACTTTTGATTATTTCTGCCATTTTAAAAACACCTCCTATTTATTTTCTTTTTCAGCAGCAAATCTAGCACCGAATCTATCGATGTTTTGAATAACGTTAATAGCTTGTAAATATGCGGACCTACCAGTCTTACCATTTACTTCCCAATCATATGGTCTAATATCCATATCAACGCTAGCAATATCAATCTCGTCTAACATATCAATCGTATCTTCATTTAATTTAGTATGTTGATCACCTGATTGAACGTATGCAGCAGGTCCTCTATTATTAAATTTTACCTTAACTGGTAAATACATAAATGGAGAATCTTCATCTTCTCTTGGTGGTTTAATTTTTACAGTCCATCCATTTTCTACAAGAAAATCTTTGATTTCTTCATTAGGGATAATAACTGCAAAGTTTCTATCACCTTCTCTATTATATTTACTTCCTAAACCAGCGAAGTTCCTAAAGATAATTCTTGCGTCTTCAATCTCTAGAATATTTCCTCTTGTATTAATTTTCATTAATATCTTCCTCTCTTTCATTTAAATATTTTTGTGAAAAATTAAGAGTGTAACCTAAATTACACTCCTAAGTTTCGTTGAATAATTATTTATGTTTTCTTTTAACATTTTTACTTTGTTTTTGGATTGCTTGTGACACTCCTTTTACAACTCCTGTACTTACCGCACATGATATTATAAATAATGGTGCTCCAATTAATCCATATAACACAGATTTTTTAATAACTTCTTTCATAATTTATTCATCCTTCCTTTCATTAAAAGGGGTGTTTTTTACGCGAGTTTTTTTAATTATTTTTGTTGTTTCATAAGCACACTCATATTATTTAAAGTTGTACCTAAATTAGCCAATCCTTTTATTGCGCTTTCAACAGTACATGGTTCTATTGGTGCTGTTTTATCATTACTAAATTCTTTGAATATGTTTTTATATTCTTTATCACCAAGACACTTTTTGCATATAGCCATAGCTAATCCTTTTTCTTCATCATAATAATCATCTTCGGAACATTTGACTATTGTTTTTGAGCCATCTGTCCAACATACTATTGTTGCTGGATCATTATAAATAACCTTTTTTATTTTAAGACCATGTATTAAATTGCTATAACCTCTAGTTACCAAAATATCATTATAACAATATCTCATAGCATCTATTGAATCATTGTAATGATTATATTTTAAACGTTCTGCTTTAGATAACATATTGCACATATCATCTACATCATCAAATATAAACTCAGCATAAGGTGTTACTATTTTTATATTATTAGCATCATCATGAATTGTTATCACAAATATACCTCCTATTCATTTTCATCATCTGTAACGAACATCTCAAAGTCTCCGTATTGAGAAATTGTTTCAATTGCATCTTCTACTAATTTATTATAATATGAACGATCAATATAATCTTCATTAGTTCCTCGAACCATTTCCGATTCAAGCCATCTAAATCCAGATGAACCAGTCACATTATACATCTTACCATTCTGATCACGTACTAATAGACCTCCACCATGACCTGGTAATATAGGACAGAAATTTCCAACTTTTCCTATAAATTTATAATCATGACCTTTTTCAATACTAGCTCGTAATGCAGTAGCTTCTGTATTAAATTCACCTTCAGATATATCACCAGATTTAAATTGTTTTTCTAATTTAGTTAACATTTTTTCATCTTCAGATACATCTGGTAAGTTTTCATTCATATCTAAATATATAGCAGATTTAACCGATTTGGTTTCACATAAATCTTTAAATTCAATTAACTCTTTACTAAACAATGTCTTAAATACATATGGTACCGCAAATTGTGTACCTGTTGCATCCCAATGATCATCGTCATACTTACAAATATAAACGGCATCGTTAACTAGACACATTCTATCATATGTAGCTTCGTGTTCAAAAGTATAACCATATTTTTCACCAAAATCCATAACAAACTGTATAATTTCTGGTGTAGCATTAGGTATTTTAATTGAATCTGTTTTAATATGAGCCACAGTAAATCCTCTTTTTTGAACTTCTTCTTTTAAATCTATCATAAATAAAGCTCCACGTTTTGCAACGATATTATCTTTATTTCTAATATCTCTAAATGGATTGTCAAAGTTAGCTGAAGTTAATCCATACACTGAGTTAATTGCAGTTTTTAATGCATTAGCTAAATCTTTAGTTCTCATTTCACCATTGATTACTTTTTGTACATAAGGGGTTAATACTCCACCTAACATAGTATTTACTATATCCCAAGCTTCATGTTTAATGCTAACACGTCCTTCAACAATTTCTCTAAATCGTCTAGTGAACTCTGGACCAAATAAGCACTCAGCTATTAAGCTATGAGGGTGCATCGAAGCAATATCTAATAGTGCTACATGTCTATGTATACCTGGTTCAGCATAAACATACCCACCTTCTCCAACAATTTCACCTTTGTATGTAGATACTCCGGCTTCAAATTTATATCCTGGAAAATATGGAAGTAAACTTTTTTCTGGTCCATGTTTCATAGACATCATTTTTGGACAAGCCTCATCTAGGAATTTCTTTACTTCTGGGTCTAAACTTTTAACTGGTTGAGACATATCTCTATAACAGAATTGACTTTGTGGATTTTTATTTTTACCAAATATAAATCTTGTAGTTAATGTATTTGTAGTATCATTAACCGTCATTCCTGCTATATCAGCTAAAATTTGTCTAGCTGTCCAATCAGCAGATAAATAATCGAATGCTGCTTCGGTTGCAATAACATCATTATCACAATATTCAGCAACCTTAGTCCATAATTCTTCTGGTACTGGTTGGTCCCAAGGTAAACCTAATTCTTGATGGTGTATACCCATTTCTATTTCTAATTTCTTTAAAGATTTCTTGTTTCCTGCTGAAGCGAAATCATAAATATCTGTATAAGATAAATTATATGCTTCACCAAAGAATGCATTTTTCTCTCCGTTTACTATTCTTTGAGATAAATTATATAATTGTTCATTTGAATATCCTAATAATCTAGCATATATCAAATGGTTATCGTATCTACGACAATTAAACCCAACCAATCTAAAATGAAGTAAATCTTCAATATCTGTAGGTGACGGGTTAATCATCCTAACAACTTTATTTTCTTTTCCTTGCTTTTTCCAGTTAACTAGGAATAAGTTTGGAAAGACTTCTATATCATAAAATATAATAGTCGAATTATCGGCATCAATTGGTTCTGATGTTTCATCTGATTTAAAATGCATTTGTTTAACAAGTTTAATACAATAATCTGCTTGATTCGTACTATTCATTGCAAATGCATATATTTCATTTTTCATATCAGTTACATCATATTTCATACCACGTTCGTATGCATCTTCTAATATTTTATATATGAAATCTATACTTGGTTTTGTTCCAGGGTGTATTTCTTTTGCCATATTTCTTTGAATTAAATTACGCAACCCTTTTTCACTCTGTATTACATTTGAACTAACCATTGGTTTTTCTCCTTTCATAGGTAAACCAGAACTAATACTCCTTATTGGAAGATTATTACATTTTGTTAATTTTCTTCGTAAGGATCCTTTTCCAGTAAATACCTTAATTTCAATACTATCTGCATATATTCTACTCAATTTTGTTGCGTCACCCGTATAAATATAATGTAAGTGTATTCCGCTACCACTCTTAGATAATTCGGCATAAGTAGCTGGCCATTTACTTGCTGCCGCTAAATTTTTTTCGAATGATTTTTTACCAGATTCATCTTTTAGATCGAAATCTATAACAATATGATTTTCTGGTATGCGTACATAATGTATTCTATGAGTATTAATATCAGATAATTTTGTTTTAACATCGTCCCACTTCTTACTAGGTGTTTCTTTTGTTGAAGCATACTGAGCAAGACAGTCTGAACACTCCTTATCAAATATAGACTCTTGTTCTTTAAAGTCTATAATATATAAATCAGATTTTTCTTGTTTTGGTTCATCTTTTTTCTCTTGGTCAAATATATCAGTTTTAAAACCACTATAATAACTACGAACTCTTGAACCATCATCCATATTAAATCTATCGTCATAATTCTTAAAATAGTTTTTTAATTCCTCTTTAAATGCTCTTTGAGATAATGGATATGGAACTTTTGCATCATCACAATACGCCTTATACATTTCCCAAGCAGCCTTTAATGTTGTACCATCTTCCCTTTTAAATATATGATAAGCATCTATTACAAAGTTATAGAAATCATTTGATGCTCCTATCATTGAAGTAGGAATATAATGGTCGTACGCACCAGGATTAGCTAAATATACTTCTTTACAATGCCAAGCTATAGCACCTAATTCAAAGTCTATTTGTTTTACTAATCTATTATATTCTTTTACTTCTAATTTATTTCCTGTAGGTGATACATCAATTAATCTTCTTATCAAACCTGATTTACCATCGGTTATACGTACAGGTTTATTAGTACCCATAAAAAGCAAACATTTAAATCTATTAGAATATGTTGACTTAAACTTTTCATTTACAGTCATCAATTCGTGTGAAACTAAACTATTTAATCTTGTATTATCTTCTATTCTTGATAAGTCTCCATCATGCTGAATAGCTACTAGGGGGTTACTTTTGAATGCTTCAAGTGCGAATGCATTATTTGCTGAACCTAAAGCCTTTGCATCAAACACTGAATAATACCCTTCAAATAATTTTTGAATTATATTTAATACAGTTGATTTACCTGTTCCAGCTGCTCCATATAATACCAAGAATTTTTGTATTGTTTTAGAGTCGCCAGTTATAACAGATCCTATAGCCCATTCTAATTTATGTCTTTCTTCATCAGAATATAAAGTAGAAACCAATTTCAAATATGCATCTATATTTCCTTCTTCTAAGGGATATGGTAGTCTTTTACTTGCATAATCAAGTTTATTAGTTTCTGTATTAGAAAATACTAATGTTTCATTCAACATCTCGAAAGAATCTCTTTTTTGCTTTTGACAATATTTATGCCAAGCATCTATAGACCCACTTGTTGAATCCCAAGTGTATAATATAGAGACGTTTGTATCTTCGTGAGTTTGAATCCAATCATCTGCAAATTTTTTTAATTCATTATCTATAATAGCTAACGCATCATCTTCATTTGTAGACCATAGACCTCTCTCCTCAATCCAAACAGCATAGAAATCACTTCCTCGAATCATTAAATCTTTTGATTTTGGATATAATCGAAATTTAGGATATATTTCAGTACCTTTTTTGGTGGAACGTGTTGATATGATTAAAAAATCTACCATACCCTAATCTCCTTTCGATTCTAAATCCTCTATTTTTTTAGTGAGATTATTTATTGTTATTGCTTGATCATTTACCACTTTTGAAATTCCACATAAACATGCAAAATTAATAAATAACAGTATACAAGTTTTCATGTATTTTCTTTTTATAAATGTAAACGCGTCATCACTTAAAAATATCATTGTATATATTCTCCTTTCTGTCTGTGTTTTATTTTAGACAAATTTATCTAAATACCAACAAAGTTGCGTCCAAATTTCCACTTTAGTCAAATCGTCTGGACAGTCTCTTATATAAAATAAGCCACCTTTACCATTTGGTTCATATTCTCTACGTAAAAATATAGTTAAATGTTCCTTAACTAAATCTCTATCATAAATATCGTCTGACATCATACCTATTCCTAAATTTGACATCATTCCCCAAAACCATTGAGATGTTCTATCTCCATATAAAGGGTCATCCATAATTCCTTCTTCTATTTTTATAGATAATGCAACTAGCATTTCTAGAACAGAACAAGGCCCCTGAATTCGAGATGGTAAAGATAATCCTTCACGTTCTTCGAACTCAGTAGCAAATCTATATCTAAGAGTAGTACCATCTATTGCTCTATTTACGTCATTTGGTATACTATATATAAATTCAGTATCATGAAGCGTCATGAATAATTTCCTATAAGAAATCTTATCATGAACTCTATTTTTGCAAACGTAGTTGTATAACCATTCAAAATATTCGTTTTCAACTACATCTTGAATTTCCATTAGAATGGTGCATCCTCTCCGCTAATCTCACTAAATGTTTTTTCACTTCTTAATATTGTATAATCCATTTCGTTCATCTCATCACGAATATAAACAGCATCACGTTCGTACTCATCGAAATGGTTTAAAGCATCTGGCCCGATCATAATATCTGGATCAACTATTGGATCATTAACCTCATCAGTTAGTACACCATCTGCATAATATGTTAAAGTTTTTGTTCCATATTCTTCTGATTCACCAAATTGTTCCGGTTTAATCACATATGGAGGTATAATCTCTTCGCCTTCATCAATATCAACAAGACAATCGTCATCATCAACATCTTCTTCTGGTTCAGGTTGATCAATTTCATTTATAACTGTATAATCATTATCTTTGATGATTTGAGAATATCCAGCTGTGTAAACTTTTTCTTCACTAGGTTTTTTCACACTTTCCATTTCCTTTCTATTTTTAAATGTATCTACAACTGATTGAATTTCTTCTTCAGCTAGATCTCTATATTTTTTCTCTATTAACTTCCAAGTAACAAAAGCACCTACTGCAGCGCCTGTTACAAATATAGCCACATTTTTCATGTAGTTTATCCTCCTTTTTATTATAATAAATTGTAAATAGGTCCATCTACATTAAAGTCTAATAATATATTATACTCTAATCCATTTACAAAACGTCTATTTGCTTCATTTCCTTGATATAAACCAAAATCAACATAATTATCTCCACGAGTATTATTTTTATCATATACCCATCCTACAATTTGACCTGCTTTAGATCTTGGAATGTCTAGCATATCATACACTTCATTTAAGAATAAATGACCTCTAGATTTTAATACTTCATTAGCCCAGTCTTGTTGTCTTCTTAAAAACATCATATTATATTCTGGGTCTTTTTCGAAATTTCTTGAAGCTGCATCAAAGAATCTTGCATACTCACTAATATGATCTAAGGGATTACCATCAGGATCTACATAATTTAATGTTTCCTTAATAGTTTTTCCATTTTCATCTTTCTTTTTTACTTCTTTACTTTTCAAATTAAATCTAAGCTCTTGGTCGACACCCTCACCAAACTTTTCAATTACGTTTTCTCTATATTTTTTAAAACTTTTATCTACGATAGCATACGCTGCTGCCAAAGCGATATTTCTCTTTTTCATGATTTTATGACCTGCAATAATACTACTAAATGATAATAGAGTAACTCCTACTGCTGGGGCATATAATTTAATTAAACGTAATCCTGTCTGAGTATATATAATTGTAGTGTCTTTTTTGCTATCTTCTTCAGTATAGTCTATAGTTTCATCTTCTAAGCATGTATGTACATCTTTTAATGCTTTCTCTTTATCTTCCATTATTTGATTTACTTTAGTTGTAGCTTTACAAGCTAATATGGTACCAACTACAGTACCCGCTAATCCAGCAACTAATAATATTTCTGGACTATGCTTTTTAATTTGATATTGAGCACCAGATATTAATCTAGTGGCTTTTAATTTTAATTCACTTTTCATAATTATCCTCCTTATTTAATAATCCCTTAAATATTCTTTTTAATCTATTGGTATTGCTCTAGGCATCTTTATCATATATCCATCTCTAACACGTTGAATTTCCGCATTACGAATATTCGTCCAACCGTATTTATTATCTGTAAAGTTACCAGTAATACCTACTAAATCATATAAATCAGCAACACGTACTAATCCGTATGTTTCCATTAATTCATCCATCCTATCCAAAACATCTTGTGCTTCACCTCTAGTTGAAAGAATAATATCATCATATGAATAACTAGTATTTCTAGATGGGGCTAATCTACTTGCTGATGTATATCCATCGTAATAACTTCTGTACGATACTCTATCCGCTGTTGGTCTTCTACTATTGTTTCCTCTAGACTCACCATATAATAAAATATCTATACCATTTGTAACTATATCTGAAATAGCTTTTTTAATAGCTGGTATTAATACTTCACCAAACACATATGATTTAATGTTTTTAGCATCTTCAGATATAAATTCATTTTTTATTTTATCAAAACCGCTCTTTTTTCTAGCAGTAACAGGCCCTTTAACAATCTTTTCAACTTTATGTTCTTCCGTTGTTTTTGCTACTTCCATCTTAGAACGATTAGAATTTGATTTATAATCTTGATTCATATCAAAATATCCTTTCCTTTAAATTCTTAAAAATTAAAAGAGAAGTATACGTTAAATATACTTCTCAGATAATTCTTTTACTCTATTTTTGAGTTTTGTTTTTAGTGTCAACTATTTCAGTTTCAACGATAGTTTCTTCAGTGTTAGCTTTTCTTCTTTTTCTAATATACATTACTGTTCCTGCAGCAAGTGCTACTATAGCACCTACAACAGCTACTTTAGCTAATGTATGGCTAGATGTTTGTGTTACTTCACTAACATTTTCCATTACTCCTTCGTTTACTTCATTCATTAATTCATTTCCACTCATTTTTCTTTCCTCCTTCTTAAAAATAGTGTGAAGAATTATTTCTTCATTAAAGTGATTGTAATTTTCGCGAATCACTTTATCTATCAAAACCCTCTTTGGGTCTGATATTATAATCTATAACAACACAAGGTTCGTCTGTGTCTGTTATACAAGCACTAAAGTCTAAATCAATTAGACCACCATCTATATTCCATCCCATATAATCTCCTTCTTTAATAGGGTCTAATCCTATTGCAGAATAATATTGATTTAATGAAATATAGTTTTGATATGTCATGGATCTATTTAGTTCATTAATAGACTTACGAATTAAATCTAAATCTGATCTAAAATATCTTCCTGAGAAAGTATCCATGCATAATGTTTGACCTTTAGGTGTAATCAATATTTGACGTTGAGAACTAGGATTTTTATCTAATTCTTCCTGACGAGCTTTATCTCGAATATCTTTTTCTTTTTTCTCACCTATGGTCTCAATTACCTTATCTCTATATGTACTAAAAGCTCTTTCTGATAATGAATATGCAGTTGCAATAGCAGCATTTCTCTTTGAATTTACTTGAACTGCCCCAATTATACATATCATGGAAGCTATAGTTACAGATATAGATGGTATATAAGGTCTCCAAGCAGTACTTATAATTTCTTTATATGTTAAATCATCTGTACCTAACTCTTGTTTCTTTTCTTCCAACAAAGATATAGCTTTCGGAGTAGCTTTTACTGCTAATACAGTTGAACTAATCATACCGGCTATACCAATACCAGTCAAAATTTCAGGACTATGTTTTATCATATATCCTTTGAATGATTTTATACCATTACTTATCTTAGTGTTCATTCTGATTCTCCTTTCTCAAAAAATAAAAGAGATCTATTAAATCTCTATTTATTACCAAGATGTTGCTCAACTAATTTTTCTAAATTTAGTTTGTTTTCTTTATCACTTACCCAAGCTGAGGCAATCATACCGATTACACTTGCGCCCATAGCAGCAATTTTGATAACTGTTAATTTATTGAATTTCATTGTTCATTCTCCTTTCTTTCTCATTAAAGCATCTGTATATTACGCGACTAAAAACAGAAATGATCCATTGTAGGTTCGACGTTTGTTATTATATTATAACAAATTATACCATTTGACATTTCTACTTTATCATATCTAAACTCTAATTTTTGTTCATATTGTTCAGTTTCCATTTGATATTTAGACCAACCCATGGCCTCACCATATGGTGACCCCTCTAAATCCAAATATGAATAATAATCATTTAAGCTTAGTTGACCATATACCTCCAGTTGCATAATAGCTTTACATTCTGCTTGTAATACTTTATGTACACTACATTCAAAGAATCTCATCGAATTGAACTCAAAGAATAATACATCATCCTCGAATTCACCCTCATGACATCGATAGTCATCTTCAATTATTTTATTGCGGATTGTTCTATCCGCGTCTTCCCCATATAATTCTCGAACTTTATTTCGATATTCTTTATATGAATTTTCTAACAATATGTACGCAGAAGTTAACGATTGTTGTTTCTTGATATTAAGATAATTAGCTCCAGCTATGCAAAATATTGTAGATAAACATGAAATGACTGCTGGAATATATGGTATCCAGGCCGTTTTTAAGACCTCTGCAGGCGTTAATTTATCATTCTTAGTAAGTTCTGCCTCCTCTATTAGTTTCATAGCCTTAGGAGTCGCTTTAACGGCTAATACGGCCGTAATTATAACCCCTGTAGAACCTATTATTGTTAATATAGTAGGTGAATGTCTTTTTAAGAATATTTGTCCTCTATTCATATCTTCTCCTTTCCAAATGCATAAAATAAAAAGAATAGACATAGATCTACTCTTTTAAAGGTTGATGTTATCTTTTAAATAACTTTGGTACAACACTATTAAGTATGTTTCTACCTAATGTACTCGTTACTGTAGAACTCTGGTCAAACTTAAACGTTTTCACAATTGCATATAAACTCAAAGTTGTTGATATTGCAAACGTAGCTATAGTTATCTTATTACGAATTTTTTCTCTATCATCTTCTGCTTTAATTTCTTCCCTTTTTATCATTATTTCATTATTACATTGATGACAACGTATTAATTCATTTCGAATCTTATCTCGTTCCTCTAACAATTCCTTCTTTTGTTCATCGTTTCCGAGAACGCTTATAATATCTCCCATGTTTTGGTATTCAAGCCATAAGGCATCTTCAATTTTGCTCATGTTATTTCCTCCTTCATTACTACATGATAACAATTACCCCCTCATTAAAGACCTTGTTCATCACGCGAAATCTCAGCGTTGTGATTGATCCTAAAATAAGCATAACTTTTTTGCGGGTTTGCTATTTCATCACTGGATATTCTAAAACGACATAAACCAGTAACCGGATCAATATCAACAGTACCATAAACTTTATATTTTGTACCATAAATTGTTCTTATGATAATTCCAAATATTAGTCCTATGGCTAAACCCACAATTAAAAATAAAAGTTTACCATCCATCTAATTCTCCTTTCCGCTAAAATAAAAAAGAATATACAATGTTATTTTGTATTATTCTTTTCTTGTTTTTTAGCTTTGATGGTTTTAATGATTTTAGTTGTTACAGCAGCTCCAGCAATTACGCCAGTAGCAACAATAGCAACAATTTTTACATTTTTACTCATTGCTTCATCCTCACTTTCTTTCATTATAGCGTCTGTAATTTACGCGAATATTAAAGAAGAAAAATGAAAAGTCTAACTAAATATTAGACCCTTCAAAATAATCTTTAAATACTTTAATAATATCTAAAAATTCATCGGTAACAATTTTGTTAAGTTTGTGAAATTTCTTTACAAATTTTTTAGTTCCTATAATTTCAGTGGCTAATAAGTATATCATACTTAGAACCCATGCTATTCCAGCAACTATAAGTTGTGTACCTCCAATCACTATTAACATTAAAATTCCGATTATTTTACTCATATTTTCATTCTCCTTCTTTCATTATAGCCCTTGTAAATTTCGCGAAGAAAAATAAAAGAATAAGTATATGTTACTTACTCTTCTTTTTAGTGCCTTTTGATAATATATCAATAAGTTTATTATTTATCTTTATATTTTGTTTATAAATTTTACGTTCCATAGAGTGCACAGTTAATTTATGTGCATAATCTGTTAGAATCATACAATCTAATATAAACAAACCTATACCGCCTAAATATAAACTGGCCTTGATAATTTTATTATCCATAAAATATACACTCCTTTCATTATAGCGTCTGTAAATTATGCGAGGCAAAATCTAAGAGGATATTATTTATCATCCTCTCTCCAAAGTGAAACAGCCTTATTAAAACAATGTACATTAATAAGTGTTCCAACCCCAGAAGTAGCCGCATATAAAATCCCCTTAAATTTATTCTTCATATCACACCTCCTTCTATAATATTACTTGTTTATTAAGCGAAAAATGAAAAGTGCATGTTAAATACACGATTCATTTATGTTTAATATTAAAGTTTTTCTAAAGATGATTCTTGATAAAATCCTGTTGTTCCTGTAGAATTACCTACTTGATATGGGAATTTTCTTCCAGCATAGATTTTAAGAATCTCTCTAGTCCATCCAATACCATATGCAGTATTACTTGAACCATCACTAGCACCGTTTCCTGTACCAATGATTTTAACTTTATCACCTACATGTAAAGTTTTATCAACTGGTGCTGGAGTTGGTGCAGGTTCAGTGTACATACGAATATCAGATTCGTTCATCCATCCTAAATCTCCTGTGGTATTGTATGGATGTGCTGAACCAGGATTCTTTCTAGTAATATTAGTTACTTTATTACTTACACTTCCTGCAGCTGAAGCGGCATTTGAACTAGTATATAGAGCACCATTAATTACTACTTTATCTCCAATATTGAATTTATCACTTGGAGTAGGAGCTGGTGTAGGTTCTGGTTTTGGTGTAGGATTATATGGATAGTTAGGGTTTACAATGAAACCTCTAGGTCTATAATTAGAATTTAATCCCCAACGACCATTATTGTTATATCTTGTAGTTATCCAGAATGGACGTGAACTACCATAACCACTTTCAGCAGTTCTAATGCAATTATCATTAATTACTTCAATGACAATAGCTACATGGCCTGCAAGAGATCCGATTCCTTCCCAACATAGAATACTACCAACAACTGGTTTAGATAATACTGATAAACCGCTTGCAATGGCTCTTTCAATAAAGTTTTCTGCATTACAATTTAGATGATATTTTTCATACCCTAAATTAAGCTCTTCGTTATAGGCACCACAGGCATAACCAACACAGTTTGCTAAAACGTTACATTGGCTATCTGTAGGTTTTCCTTGGATACATGTAGAATATCCACCATTAGCTCTTCTGATAAAATATTTATTACCAGCAGTTGGTCTAGTTGTTCTTATCATCAGTAGTCACCTCCTCAACTATTACTTCGCCTTCCTCATTCATTTCTTCGAAAGGTACTTCGTTTATTACAGTTTGAGTTCCGTATGGTTCTGTTTCTAGATCAGGATCAGCACCTCTACCTTCCTCTTCCATAATATAGTTGTTTTGATATTCCTTTACTAAGTCTTTATCATAGTCAACTTCAACTATTTGTCCTTCTTGTAGAATATTTTCCTCCATTTTGATTTTCCTCCCTTCATTTAAAATCATTAATGGTTACTTAGTTTTCTTAGTTTGTTTATATAACTGGTTAATATATACACTACCACCAGCGATTAAGATACCTTGAGTACAAGCTGTAAATAATGCCATAGCAATTTCTTTACTTGTATGTATCTCGCTAGTTGCAAATACATATAAACCACATAATACTATTGATGTAATACCTAAGATGAATGGTATGAATTTGTCTTTAATAGCCGCGTTCTTAATACCAACTCCTATTAAATATAGAACAGGAACCAATACCAATAGTTCAGGCTTAACAAACTCTTTAACTATTTCTGTAAAATCCATATTATCACCTCCTTTACAATAAATTTCTATCTTTTAAACTATCATACATATCATCAACGTAGCTATCTCCACCAGCACGATTATATTCATCCCTAGCTTCCTTAAGCATACGTCTCTGATTGTCTGTTGCTTGATAGATCCCTTGATCAATTTTAGTCATTTCTACTATAAGAAATCGTTTGAGATCATTCATTTTATTTTCATCAAGTTTTTTATTTAGTTTAAAGTCGTCTTTTTTCGATTCCGTACGAAGTTTATCTAATTTTTCGTCCATCGATTTTACAAGACTACTTTGTCGTTCTAGTTTATTGTGACTTATTGTTTGTATAATTGTACCTATAAGACTAATTACAGCCACAATAATTACACCAAGAAAACTAAGAAAACTGTCCATTTTATTCCTCCTTTTTAATTTATAAGTATTTCAACATTTTCACTTTTAGCAATAATAACACACGACAAATATCTCCATTTAGCAGTTTGTTTAATATTAAAATTAAGAATATTGCCATTTTGTGTTATTTCACACTGAGCAGAATTAGTTTTGTCAGCATAATATTGTATATTAGTATTGGTATCACTTGACCTAGCCCTAAATATAACTAAGCCTGTGTCTTCTGAGCTAGTACCTCCTGTACTAATAGGGATACAAACTAAATATGCTAACTCATAATTTTCAGTAAATCTTGCTCTAGCAATAGTGGTTGTTTTTTGTGTATCTCCTGAAACAAAATGAGCTGTTATCTTAATTTTTTCTAGATTAGTTATTTTGGTTGTATTACTAGAAATATTATTGCTATTAGTCTTAACGTTTTTTTCTAGATTAGTTATTTTGGTTGTATTACTAGAAATATTATCAGAATTAGTTTTAATATCTTTTAATTGTTTTCCAGTATTCCCAATATAAGTATCTTTATTTATATATTGACCCATAAATATAAATATTTAATATCTAATTAAGCAGTTCTTTTCCATAACCAAATATCAATAGTCGCTATATTATGTGTATGACCAGGAATTGTATGATTATGTGCTTGCCCTCCACCTTGTCCAACTATAGCGGTCAATGGATAACCCATTGCAGAACCACTAGTTGCTATAAGCATCCTATCTCCACTATTAACAACATTCCACTGACCTAATCGTCTAGAGTTTGGATTATTGTAAGAACTATTATCTTGATGTTCATGATATGGCATTTGTGCAATAGTTATTGCGGTTCCTCCAGTGTTTCCGTTTCCACCAGATTGAGCACCCCACCCATTGAATGCAGTTTTGCCTAAGATATTACTGCCAGTAGCATATAAATAACCACCGGATATCTTAATCCAAGTACCACCTATGGTTTTATTAGGGTCTTCTGAACCCATTGTGATGTATGTTTTACCAATCGGGTAGTATGTATCAAGAACTACTTGCTTAATTACGTTTTTTAGTTCATCACTTATTTTTAGTGTAGCCATATAAATGCTAACTAAATTATGCTATTCTATGCCATCTCTTTGCTACAACACTTGGTTGAATATTTTGAGCATTACCCGAACCAGAGGAACCAATAGATCCGCTTACTGTATGGGTATGATCTCCAGAGGTGCTAGCAAATAAATTACTTACCCAACCGCACTGACGCCAAGCCCATGTCTCAATACTTAAAATATCATATCCAGATCCTGAATAAGAGATATTAACTCCACTACCAGATGCACCACCATATCTTATGTCATGTGCATGTGCACCAGCGTTTCCAATTGATCCACTAAAACTATGACTATGAGATTGTAAGTATTTACTACCCAAAGTTTTACCAACAGTATTAAATTCAGTTTGTGTAGCATCATATGCAACTAATACTCTACCAGCACTATCTTCTTTCCAAGTCCCACCCCAAGTAATATTTGGATCAAAACTTGTATCAGAAGTTTCATAATATGAACCAACTGGATAAAAGAAATCTATTAAGTCTTGAGCAACTTTTATTTTAGACATAGAATTCACCTCCAAGAAGTGAATCAGATATTAAATATCTGACACCTCCCTTCGGTTTTGAAGTAGAGCATAACTTAGTGTTGCTCCACCTCGATTCCCGCATATATATATATATATATGACTAATCAATTTTTTAATCATAATATTTTGCAAAGTTTTTCTATGAGTTTAATTATAATTCAGTTAAATAAACAACGTCAATATATATTGGATGATTACCCCCTGTAAAATTAGAATTTCCATAAAAATATACAGATCCCCCAGATATTCTTATATGACCGCCCAAATCATTAGCATTGCTGACATTTGTATAATCTAAATAATCAACTTTAGGACGATATTCAGTTGGTATACTGCACATCTCATTCCATCCAGATACTATATCCTTATATAATAATGCTCTTAATTGAACAACTCCTGTTAATGGATCTTTTATTGCGATTGCTTGATGACCTTCTGCTATTGTTACACCAGAGGCAACTATTAATTGTGCGATCGTTCTGGTTCTATTAAGTTTGGTATTTAAACTATCAATCTTTTTACACAAATCTTCTAATGTATAGTTAGTTCCAGATACAGTCGTATCTTTATTTATCATTGGTTTACTCATAGAATCCACCTAGAGGGGTGGTTAATTACATACTTTGCCCCCCCCCTTCTTTATTCTAATAATATTATTTTCCATTTTGAATTTCTCCTTTCAAAAGTTTTTATAATATTCACAGTAGTCGTATGTATACTCACTATTACGACACTTGTTATATCTGTATAATTGTATCACCATTATACTAAATATTGCTATGAAAGTTATGCATAAAGTACAAAATATGATGCTTAAAATATTCATAATTCTTTCCATAATATTCCTCCCCTATTCATACCAAATCATTTTTACTCCATTTATATACAGAGCATTTCCTTTAATATTAATACCTTCGATACTACCACTACTTTTAATATTACCGGCAACATCTAAGGCTTCTGTTGGTTTTTTATTAATACCAATTCGTTTATTAGCCAAATCTTTCCACACAAATGCATCAGCCGTTGATACAGTATAAGATCCAAACTCGACAGTCTCAAGTAAATCTTTAACTTGTAAGTATAAATCATATTGTGAAGTTGTATTAAATGTATCGTCTAATGTTGCATCGAGTGTCCAAGCACCATTTGTACTAGTTAATTTTGCGCTAGTAGGTAATGCTTTCCAAGTCCCGGATGCTCCAATTTTATATTTAACAGATTGTATTGCATTAGTTTTAGATAATCCAGTCCAATTAGTATAACTACCTTCGAAATGAATTATTGCTTTAGTCCCGATACCATTCTGTCTTACAATTTTAAATGCATTTATTCCCGGATTATTATAATCTACTAAATTAATAGTTTTACTTACTGTAGTAGTAAATCCTCTTCCGTCAACTGCTGTAACATTAAATGTATCGGTACTCATATTACCTAACTCAAAAGCAACATTTGAAGCTAAGTAATTCTTTTTAACTGTAGATAATCCACTAGTTGATATATTATAATATCCGGTAGTTACATCTGCAGATCTTTGTCCAGTCATAGGTTCAATGACGCCAGTTAATTTATTGTGATTTTTAATAAATTTACCAGCACCACTAATATCCGTATGCAACGCGTTAGTTATATTTATAACATTATCCACTGGAAAAGTTGGATTAAATCCAGAATCATTAGTATTCAAATAATAGTTAACTGGTGATGAAGTTTGATTTACACTACCTGTAGCACAAACCAAACGAGCTTTATAAGTTCCTTGTTTCTTTTTTGGTAAACTTTTATACCAATCATTTTTCCAGCCATCATTATTAAATGGTGATATAGATGTACCTGTAAAAGTACCGCCTAACATTTCAACGCCATCATCGCCAATAACATATACTGTACAACTTCTACCTAATGGATTATATACACCGATAGTTAATGCATTTCCAACGGTAAATTCCGGAATAGAATTCAAATATGGGTAGGCATAAGTACTAACACCTTGACTAGGTTTTGTTTGAGCCCATAGACCACTATCTCGACGTTTAAAATCACCGTAAATAGTATAGCTTGTATTAGCAGATAATCCACCAACAGTAAATGAACCACTAGTAGAATTAGCGTCTGAAATAACATCTACCCATGAACCATCATTTATCTTATATTGTACAGTTGAACAAGTTTGTGGTGTTGACCAACTAAATGTAGCGGTGGTTTCTGTTTTACTAGTTAATCTAAATGTTGGTGTGGAGGTGAAATAAGCAGGGTCCACATCCAAATAATATGTGTCAGAACTATAATTACACCAACTAGGAGTTTGAGTATCATTAGCAGTAAATGAAAACGGTGTTGTGCCATTGGTTTTATTTGATACTGTAACCCATCCAGAATCAAAGTTTTGACTCCATACCTTATCATTATGTTTTGAATTAAATTCATGAGCTAATCCACCATTTAAATATAATTTAACATTGATGTTATTATAATACCAACCAGATTTCAAATATATCTTACCTGTAATACGGTATTTCATATTAGCTCCATCACGAGTATGTTCGTAATATATATCCATATATACAGGTGGATTAGTGTTAGAGACAACCCCACTGAATATTGTAGCCATTTGATATCACCTCCTATATGTATTCAATAATATTATTGTTATCAAGCACTATAGTTCTAAGTCTACCTATTTTAGTACCTTGATCAAATTCACCCATTTGAGAATATACTCTGTCACGGGTTAATTCACCGATAACATTACTTCCATCTTTTAATTGATATGATGTAGATGTCGTATTGGTTGAACGATTAGATGTTTCAGAATATAATCTTAAACCATTAGCATCTAATTGATGTTTCTTACCATATACTTCGTCAACATAGCCAGACCATACATCATTAGTACCTTGACTGATGATCAAGTCTGTAATTTCAAATATATCATCACCTGTGCAAGTTATAACTAATTTTGGTGATGTAGTAATAGCTTCATACGGTTTTTCCAACGTAACTGTCTTCCACTCACTATTGGTTTCTGTAGTATTTAATATAGCAATAGTATTACCGTTACCAACTAACTCCATTTTGATTTGATTAGCTGCCCCAACAGCAGTATGTTTATATTTAAATGCTATTGAATATTTTGTACCAACTTGAGTACTGTAAGCTTGTTCAAGTGAAGCTGCGCCATTTAGTATAAATTCACTACCACTCAATGACATATCGTCATTTTGGTTTGTGGTAATATTACCTGATGATAACCAGAAATCTGTACTAGAATATCCTACCGAATTACGTAAAAGATTCGAACCACCTGAGGTTTTAAACGTTGTAGTTAAATTATTAGCACTGATCTCAACCATACCTTCAAATTGTTTATCTGCTGTTTGAGATGATGAACCCAAATATAATTTATCAAGACGAACATCTAATATATACTTATCATTTTCATCTTTATAATATTTAATATGATTTCTATCATTACCTAATGCTAATTGTCCATCGGCACCTAAGAATAAACCTTCATCAGGCGAATCTACACTATCTTTTAAATGTGAATGGATTGAATTATCGGTAATATCAAACCCACCAATAGTAGCTCCAAAAGCAACTAAATCAGTAACTTGAATTTTACTTGCGGTAATTGATTTTGCTGTGATAATTGAACCATTTAAACTATTCTCTGTAGTTTGTTCAGATTCAATGGTTTCACCGTTTGTATTAAGTTTATAATATAAACCATTAGAACCTTTTATTACAAGTTTATCAGCAACAACCGTGCCGGCCTCAATTAAATCACCTTTAATAGTTACACCGACTAACTCACCAGTTATATGACCCTCATCTACTATTAAATCCTTAATAATACCTGAATCAGTAAATAACTTTTCAATAGCTGCTACACCAATATTCGAAAAATCAATTTTAGCATAACCAGTTTTTAAGGTGTTGGTCTCTAAGTCATCTAATACAGCTTTACTTAATCCTGTTAAAACACCATCTTTGATTACAAATGCACTGTTAATAATAGTTATATCTGAATCATGAGCTGTTAATTTTGTTTTATTAGCTTCGATTTGATTATTCATCAAAGTCATATTATTATTAATTGAATTAATACTATCTCCTTGTTGTTTTATAGTATTTTCATTCTGTGTAATTTTATTACCTTGTTGTTTTATAGTATTACCTTGAATTTCAATATTATTAGCATTTGCTTTAATTTGGTTACCTTGAGCAGTAATAGTGTTGTTTATCGAATTAATATTATCACCATGTTCGGTAATGGTATTATTCATTGAATCTATTTTATTACCTTGAGCAGTAATTGTATTATTAATTAGTTCAATTGAATTTCCTTGAGCTAATATAGTATTTTTAATTGATACAATTTCATCGCCTTGTTGATTAATTTTAGTATCATGTTGATTTAACGTGACACTATGTTGATTTATATTTGTTTCCATTTGGATAATACTGTTACCTTGTTGGATTATTGTATTATCCATCTGTTTTATAGTGTTACCTTGTGCATCAACCTCATCTTTAAGATTACTAACATCTTTATTACGTGCGGATGGTGATGTAATATTACCAATAACTGTTGCCATATGATCTTTAATTAAAACTTTAACTCTATCATCTTGTTCAGCAACAACTGTGGAAGTGACGGGAGTTAATATATCAGATCCATCTAATTGTACATATTCAATATCGCCAATTTTTTTATAAGTAGCATTAAGAGTACTTCCTTCAGTATTCTTTTTATTGTCAGTAACTAATTTAGCAAATTGTGATGCTATTTGATTAGATAATGCCATAATATATTACCTCCTTTATTTCCATAAATTTTTAGTAAATACAGCAGTTTCATTAACAGTGCAACCTGTGTCGCAAGTTATAGTTTGACTAATAACTTTAGCTTTAATGTTCGTTAACCCTGCTCTATTATAATTTAAACGTACGCAATCTCCTAAACGAACCGGACAATAACCATGACTATATGTTATTTGATATTCGACAGATGACAAAGATTTTAGTAATTGTTCTGCGTATTCTTTTATCTGATCTTCTGTTGGGATACCAGGTAAGTTCGGTGACGTATCACGATATCTTATTTCTCTACCTCTAGCTTGTATAGATGTAGGACTATTCACATCCTCATTTTTAACTGTGATTGATATAGTACTTAAACTAGTTGAACAAATTATTTCGACAACATTTGGTATTCCATATATATCATGTTCCATAGCTATTTCAGGATGTAATATTGAACTATTATCATCAGTATAAGTCCAAATAGGATGTAATTCATCAATATTTTGTTTAGGTGCAAACATTATTTTACCGTATGGATCTAATTCGTATTGATACTTTGCTTGTCCTATTAAAGATATTAGGAATGATAACCACGAATCGCCTGTATCTGCAACAAAATTTGAATTTAATTTCTTATCTGATGTGACAGAAACAACAGGAGCACGACAATTATCTTTTGATATTAAATATGCTTGCTCCATAATGTTTTCATCTTTTAATAAAGCATATCCTAGTGGTGGTTGATTTTCTTTTAATTCTAATAAAGAAGTATAACCATCCATAGATATAGTTCTATTTTTACCATCGTAATTAGATGACGGTGTCTGTATTAAATATGTTCCTAAAGCCACCCTTTCAGTAACTCCATTTTGACCTACAACAAGGTAAACTCTTACATAGCATTCACCAAGTAAATCGTTAGCATCAATAGAAGCCGATCCTAAGGATTCTGCACTGCTATCTCTGGTTAACGAACATGATTTAATAGAGGCTATGAGTTTTTTATCTTTCCAGGTATTTGGATCTACCTCATAATATTCGAAAGTTTGAGTCATGGATTCTGTCCAATCGATCATATTAGATTCCTCCTTCAACTCTAGTTATATTAAATGTGACTGGTACTACTAATGATGAGTAATCTAGATTATAAGATACTGATATATTAGCCCAATACCCGATACCTGATGGTTCTCTTACATAAACGTCACCGGTCCATATAGATAAACGTCTAATGGCGTAAAGAAGTTCTTTATCTTCTTTAGGTATATCTACATTCCAAGTAGCAGTTTCACCAAGTTGAGTTCCATAGTAACTTACGGGTCTCTTTCGACCAACATATTTAACTAATGACACATCAACTGATTTATTATCTGAAATTTTAATATTATAAGGGATTTTTAACATTGACCCAGACCACGCTGGTTCTACAGCACCTTCACCTTCTGTATCAGCTATAAATTGAGTCCATTTCTCAGACCATTGTATAACAACTGCTGGATTACCAACTTTAACCACTGGTATATCAGCATAGCTTATAGCGCCAGTATCAGTAGTTCTAGCCACTACTCTATAACGAGCATAATCTAAACTAGGATGCGGGTCGGTTACATATAAATCAGTCTCATTAGGTATATTAGAAGCTATTTCTGTGAAAGTTCCATCGTATTCACGTCTATATACAGACATAACACAATTTTGAACTAGCGATGGAGTAATGTTTCCATCGACCTCGTTATATTCGTTACAATATGGATGAATATTAGCTTCTAGAGTTTCATCATTAATTATAACATCCCCAAATACATCATAAAACACATCATCTAAATAAGCTTTAAATGTTTTCTCAGATATAGCAGTTAAACCAGAATTCATTGAAACCGTTACTTTTACTGTATATGACATATTATTCTCTAAATCAATATTACCAGGAGTCATTTCTAATAAGAAACGCCATGGATTATCTTGAGGGTCATAATATTTTTGATATATTTTATCACCATTACTAACCATTTTAACGTTTCCAATACTATCAACAGTTTGATAAGTATCATTAGAAACAATCTCTACATAATAACTAATTGGTATTTGTGCAGCAGGTTTAGCTAAGACTGATATGTAAAATGGAAAACTATTTATTTCTTCAATTGATACATCTGAATTATTCTTTATATCAATGTCTAGTTCTGGTTTAGAATAAACATTAGTTTCTCTTTCAATTGACCAATCGGAATATTCCGCAATTACACCAGTCGTTTGAATCTTCCATTTAATAATATAACCTTCTCCTAATGTAGCCCAATCAGGATCGGATGTATTAATAGTATATACACTAGTATTTGTTTTTTCTTCTTCAGGTTTGTTATTAGGAATAACTTTATAAATCTCAGTAGGTTTTAATTCTGGATGTGCTGAATCACTTATTAAAAAATGAATTCTAGCACTAGATTCAATAGAACCATCAGTAGAATTATGTACCCAATATAATTTTAAATCTTCTCCAATAACACATGAATTTACATTACTATATGTGGTTGGAGCAGCTGGTTTAGTACCTAGTTTCACAGATTGAATAGGTGTGTAATCAATAGATTGACCTTTGTCATTTATTGATCCTACTCTGAAATAATATTCATGACCTAATTCAATTCCGTTTATTAACAAACGAGGACCTTTACCTTCTTCTGTAGTTTCTTTTGAAACATTACCTGTGTCAAACAATTCGATATTCGGTGTATATTCGACAACATATGTTTTTGCAGATGGCACTTCATCCCATTCCACAAATACAGCATATTGTGTAGCTCCTTGTTCACTGATTTTTTGTGAACGAAGAGTTGTAATGGCCGTAGGTGCTACTGGTGTTGATACATCATTATCAGTATAGTCTGTCCAACCACCATATATACTACCTCTAACCCCTCTACAACGAATTTTATAATAATGACCGGCTTCTACATCACAAGTATATTTAGCATATCTTGTTTCTGTATTAATTTTTGCTATGCCGGTCTTGTATTTAAACTCATTGTCTTGATAAACTGCTATTTCAATATTTTCAGCATTTATAGTTTCCTGAATATTTTCGAATGTAGCAGTTAATACATTCTTTGTACTAATTTCAAAAGTTGGAGCAGGTGGTAGTTCTGGAGGATTATTTGAGAAATCATATTCCTTTGTAACTGTACCACCATTAGTCCAATAGTAATAAGTATTATTATTTGATGTATATGTTTGAGATATTGGTTTAACACTTAAACGTACTTGTTTAGCATCATCAGGAGCTGTATAACTTGACTGTTTGTCAGAAGTTGTTCCATGACTACCAATACGCCATCCACCAGCACCAGTATTATAATCCCAATTAACCTCATAATGATCTGTATTAGCTCGATCAAATGTCCATGTCGCAAACATACTCCTTGTAGTTCCAGCATCTAATGCAAACCAATTTATTTCAGGAGTAGTTGTGACAGGAGTGGAAGGGGCTGGAGATTGTGTAGAAGATATACCAGGAATAGTAAATACTTGTCCTGGATATATAATAGGATTAGAACGAGATACGCCATTTGCATCTGCGATTATAGTCCATTTATAACCACTTCCATATACAGATTTGGCTATATTCCACAAACAATCTCCTCTAACTACATGCCATTTTCCATTAATTAATGCCATGTTTATGACCTCCCTTCAATATTAATAGCTCTAATAAGAGTGTTAATTGCATTAGCAACATCACTATCTCCAGAATAAGAAATACCATTAATATTATAAGTATCTCCGTTAGAACCTAAATTAGATCCTAATCTATCAATAGCAGATACCACATCATCATTAACTCCATTTTGACTTCTTTGCTTCATACCAACACTAATAGCATTTAAGTTGGCACCAATACCAACATTATTAAACATACTACTAATTCCATTAGCGCCTTTTTGTACATCAGACAAATCTAGTACTGGTCGAATAGTAGGTTTATTACCATTAGTACCGTTTAACAAATTATTAACTGTAGCTATAGCTTTTGTTAATCCATTTTTAGCATAAGTACCCATAGAATAACTCTCATCATAAGCTGTATTAGTATATTGTTTTATACCATTGATAAATCCCATACCAAAGAATCCACCAAGTTTAAATGATTTCTTAGATGGTGAATGGGAATCAATAGATTTTCTAGCTGCTTCAAGAGCGGACTTACCAAGATCACTAGCAGCATTTGTAGCAATATATTTATTATTATTTATACCATTAGCAAAACCTTGAACAAAGTTTTTACCAGCTTCCTCTATTTGAGTATTCTGTTCTCTTGAAGATAACTTACTAATTGCTGTTGAAATTAATGAAGTAAATTTATTAGATAAATCCTCACGTTTCGTTTCAACAGTCGTAATCATTTTATCAATTAAATCACGCATAGCTTGTGATACTTTATTCTTAGGACTTTCTCCAGAAAATGCCTCTATAAATCCAGTAACACTATTTTCACCAAGTGATTTCAATGATTCAGTAAATGTATTTAATGAATCGACATTTAAGTTAGCAGCAGACGTCATCATATTGATTATACTTGTTGTATTTTCAATAGCTTTAGATAATTTATCTTTATCTGTTCCACTAACTGCATTAGCAAATTTAGCAAGATTCTCGCCCATACCAGCTAATTTATTACTTAATTCACCAGCTACTTTAGATGTATTATCTACATTACATTTGCCAAGTTCACAAATAGCTTTAATAGCTTCTGTCGAAGCAGTTACTGTTGCTATTTTCTTTTCTGTGAAATCACCAAGGTTAGTTATATAGCCATTAATACCACTAGCAACTCCTGGTAATTTATTAGCAAATGATGCAATATCATTATCTCCAGTAAACAATTGTTTAAGTCCACCAGTTTTAGGAACATTTGCGCCTGCATTAGCTAATGCTTTAAGTGCCTCAGCAGAAGTTTTAACTGTTTCTAATTGTCCTGATTCAAATGTACCAAGGTTCTTTATAAATTGAGATAAGTTAGTAGCAACTCCTGGTAATTTAGCACCAAATTCACTGATGTCATTTTCGCCAGTAAATAATTGTTTAAGCCCTCCTGTTTTAGGTATCTCACTAGCAGTTTGAGCCATAGTAGTAATTACTTTAGCAGCACAATCAGCAGTAGCAATATTAGCTTCACCAAACTCTCCTAGATTAGTTATAAAATCTTTTAAGTTTGTAGCTATTGTAGGTAGATTATTACCAAAACCAGTAATATCATTATCTCCAGTAAATAACTGTTTAAGCCCTCCAGAATTAGGTATTTCAGATGCAGCATGTGCCATCGTTGCTATTATATTAGCTGCGCAATTAGCAGTATTTACAGAATCTGAATCAACCTTACCAACATTTGTTATAAAGTTAGCAAGATATGTAGCAATACCAGGTAATTTAGCACCAAAAGTAGAAATATCATTATCACCAGAGAATAATAATTTAATACCGCCAGTTCTAGGAAGATCTTTTGCTGCTTTAGCCATTGTGGCTAATACTTCAGAAGCACATTTAGCAGTATTTAATTGAGTTTCGCCAAAATCACCAAGATTATCAATAAATCCTGTTAAATTTGTAGCGACACCAGGAAGTTTATCACCAAATTCAGAAATATCGTTATCTCCTGTGAATAAAGTTTTCATACCACCTGTCTTAGGTATTTCAGATGCTGCATTGGCCATAACAGTAATTACTTTAGCTGCACATTCGGCAGTTTTAATTTGACTATCACTAAACTCGCCAAGATTTGTTACAAAATCTTTTAAGTTTGTGGCAACACTTCCCAATTTTGTACCAAAATCAGAAATATCATTATCACCAGAGAATAGTGCTTTAATACCACCAGAGTTAGGTATCTTACTAGCAGCTTCAGACATAACCGTTACACACTTGGCCGCACATTCTGCAGTTTTAATTTGAGGATCACTAAATTCACCAAGTTCTTTAACAAATTGACTTAAGCCTTGAGCTAATTTAGGTAACTTACTTCCCCAAACATCTATATCATTTTCACCAGCAAAGAAACCGGCAACTCCACCAGAGTTAGGTATTTTCTTAGCTGCATCTGATAATGCTATAACCGCATCACATGCACATTTTACACTAGCTAATTGAGAGTCATTAAATGTTCCTATGTTAGTAGCAAAGTTTTTGATACTTGTACCTAGAGATTCAATTTCTCCTCCAAATTTAGCTAATGAATTTCCACCAGTAAATATAGACATAAATTGACTCATGTTGTTTAATAAATTAGCAGCGGTTAATGTCATAATTGCTGCTGCAACAGAACCAACACTTTGAACTATTGATGGATTTATTTTTGATGATCCTTTTAAGAAACCATCTAAATTAATCATAAATTGACTTAGGTCACTTCCTAATTTAGGTAAGCTTTGACCTAAACTAAATATTCTAGTTATACCAGTAATTATATTAGCTTCAGCTAATAATAATATAGCACCAGATAGTACTCCAACTCGTCCGATTATAGCCATGTCAATATTCTTAGATCCATTTAAGAATGGTTGAATATTTTCCATGAACTGACTTAAATTTGTAGCAACGTCAGGTAACGATCTAGTTAAACCAGATGCAAGACCACTAATAACAGCGCCAACAAATTTACCAATCGCTCCGCCTAGAGCAGCTAATATATCACCAGCATTATTAATATTATCTAGCGTAGTTTTATCTTTAAATAAACTGCCAACTAATGACAATACACCAGTTAATTCAGTAACTAATACACCAAATGCTAATATGCCGATAACTGCTGCTGGAGCTAATAATGCTAATCCAGCCATAAGTATTAAAGCCGCACTTAGTAAAGTGATACACTTAATACCAGTTAACAAAGTATTTGCGTCTAGAATATCTAATGCTTCTACAAATCCTTTGAAGAAAGCTTGAGCTACTTCCATAGCAGATATAATTAATTCTGGTAATCTATCAGCAACCACTCTTAATGTTTTTATTAAGAAATCAAATACAGCATTTGCGACTAATGGTATATAGTCACCAAACATCTTAACCGTTTCTAATAAAACTGTTCCAATTGCAGTAGCAATCATAGGAGCTGAATCTATAATAACTTGACAAAATGCTACAATAGCACTTCCAGCTATTTTAATAAGTTCTGGAATAGTTCCAGCAATACCAAGTATAATTGCCGTTATACCTGCGATTATTGATGTGGCGCCACCGGCTAAAGCTAATGCTAATGCCCCAATACCTGATGCAATAAGTATTAAACCTGCACCAAAAGCCATTGCTCCAATACCAAATAAAGCCATCGCGCCTGCTACAGCTAATAATGGTAAAGCAATACCAGATAACAATTTACCAGCAACACCTAGTACTGTAAATGCTAGTGCCAATGTAACTAATGATTTTGCTATTGAACCTATACTCATGGAACCAAGTATTTTTAATCCAAGAGCTAATACAACTAATGCATTAGCGGCTATAATCAGAGCTCCCGCACCTGTAAATGCAGTTTTAGCACTAGATCCAAGTATTTTCATAACCAAAGTTAATGATACTAATGCCCCTGCCATAGCAGTTAAAGCTCTACCAATATCGGACCAACTCATTGTGGCTAATATTTTCATAGCCCCACCAAGAACTATTAATGACATAGTAGCGCCAAGTAATCCTACTGATTTACCAATAGCACCACCTTGTTTAGACACGCTACTAGATTTTCCAGCACCTTTAACACCTATAAAGCCCATTTTACTAACTGCTTTATCACCAGCATTCATGGTATTCATAGCTTTAGTTAATATAAATAAAGCACCGGCCATGGCAGTTAATCCTCTACCAATATCAGACCAACTTAAATCAGCTAAAATATGCATAGCAGCACCAAGAAGCATTAAAGCATTAACCGCTATTAATAAACTTAGTGATTTTCTTAAAGCTGAATCTGGGTTCATTTTATTTAAAGCTGTAATCATAATAGTTAATGAACCAGTCATAGCTAATAAACTTTTACCAATATCTACAAAAGACATTTTAGCAAAATTCTTTAATGCAAATGACAATACAACTAACGCTGTAGCCATGCCGATTAAACTTGATGTTTTCGCAATTGTCTTTTTAGGATCTGGCATTAAACGTAATGCAGCAACCATTATTCCAAGACCGGCTGCAATTCCAAGTAATCCAACACCAAGTTCTTTTAAACTTAAACCAGATATTTTCTTTAACGCAGATGCTAAGATTAATACACTGGCTGATATACCTATCATAGCCATAGTAGCTTTAGTGGATGAGAATCCTTTTAAATCTTCAAACTTTTTAGCAACTTTAGTAAACAAGTTCATTGCTATCATTAGTTCAGCAATAACAACGGACATCGATCCAAGCGAAGATAACAATTTATCTTTATCAATTAACGATAATACGAATAATGAGCCAACTAATATAGCAATAGATTGAGCTATCTTCATTAAAGTTTTAGCATTAATTTCTTTTTGATATGCAGATAGAACATCTTTTACTCCACCCAAAATATCTAAAATAGATGATTTAAACGATGCTGCCTTATCTGTAATTTTAGTTAAATTATTTACAAATTTCTTTAAACCAATGATTAGAGTAGCTAACATTCCACCATTTAATAGATCAACAGCACTCTTTACATTGTTATCTTTCATAAATTGTCCTATAGCTTTTGCTATATTTTGACAAATTTTCGAAATAAATGTAAATACACCTTTAAAGAATCCAATGACTCTATCAATTTTAAATGCTTCTTTTACAAAATTAGTTATTCCTTGTGTAACAAACTTAACAGTATCAACTACTTTATTTAAAGCATTTGCTAAGAAATTAGATTTTCTTATAGCATCAGATACTTTTTCAGTGTATTTAGCTATAGTTCCTGTAATTAGAACTACCCCTTTTAATAATGGTGTTAATGCACCAATAATATTGAATACTGCTTTAACTAATAATCCAACAATATGAATACCAGTTTTAGCTACAGAAAATACACCTTTGAATGTACTTTTTATAGCACTAGCAGTTTTTTCACCAATAATTAATTTTGAAGTTAATTCTTCGAATCGTTTAGTTAATTCTACTAATCGTTTAGCTGTCATTGGCGGAAATATGTCATTCCAAGCTTGTTTAATTGGTGTAACAATCGCTGATATAGCAGAACCAATATTTCCTAGTCCAGCCCATAAAGAATCACGACCACCTTTATCAACCCAACGATTTAATAATTCTTGTAAATTATCTAATGGACCAGCAAACCATTCATAGAATTGTTCACCTATTGTTGACCATAATTCTTTTTGTTTATCAATGTTTCCAATTAAAGTCTCAAATATATTCATCCATTTAGTAGAAACAGCATCTTTTGTAGCATCAATAACATCATTGAATGTTCTATACTCTTGACCAGCTCTAAATGCCTTAATACCGAATTCATCTAATTGTGAAACCATTTCTTTTAAAGCTGGAACAGCTTTTTCGTCAATCTCAGCTTCTTTAACAAAACTGTCAAAAGTTCCTTCTTTAATTGAATCATACGCTTTGATCATCTGACTAGCCGTTAAAGTTAATCCATAATCATCACTCATCTTATCAATAGCAGTTTTCATTTGATCTGAGGCTTTAGCATACTTTTTGTATACAGCCATCATAACGTCTGATGTAAACCAAGCGCCTTCGGTTAAACTATCGGCAAATTGAGATTTCTTAAATGTATCTTTATTACCAGTTAATGATTGATATGTATCTTGACCAACCTTCTTTAATGTTTTTAATTCAATAGCTGTCTCAATGGCTTGTTGTCTGAACTCATCAGTATCCATATTAGCATTCTGAATAGATTTCCAGTCCTCTTTACGCATTGTACCAGAACCTAATGCTTGTGACAACTGATACATAGCCATAGATGCTTTTTGAGCATTTTGTCCTGATTTAGCTGCCCATAATGCAATACCTTGCATTGCTGTAACAGAATCTTCAAGACCTTTACCGGTTGCTGTGAATTTTGCAATATTATCGATCATATCTGTAAAGTTATAACTTGTTTCATCTGAGAACCAGTTTAACTTTTCCAATTGTTTTTCAACAACTTCAGTTTTATATCCTTGGGAAATTAGTGTTGACATTGAGTTAGCTTTTTGTTGTAATTTATTCCAACCGGATATAATATTATCGGTTGATAAACTCTTAACCATACGAATTCCAGCGTCAGCCGCAGCATTTGCTATTTTATACATAGCCAAAGTTCCAGCCATCTGAAGCCCTGAGAATTTATCAGCTAAATGTTCTACAGTATTAGCTAAACCTTGAAATTTTAAACTATTAGCTTTTCTTTCAAGATCTTCTAACCCTTTACTTGCTCCATCTAATTTAAGAGCATTTTTTAATTTATCTAAAGTAGACATGGAAGTCTTAACATTCTTTTCAAAATTTTTATTGTCAAAACGCATTTCAACAACTTTTGAATCTACTGTTTTACTCATGTATTACTAACCTCCTTCCATGCATCTTCTGCAATTTTATCAAATATAGGTTGGATCGCAGGATTGATGTAATCTCTTCCTTCAACCCAACCACCGTTTCTGGTTCCATGACCATATTGTAATAATATAGCAATGGGAACTCCATTTTGAATATTTGTATTATAAAAAGAAATTGACACTGATTCCTTTTCACGTATAATTTCGTAGTGCCACGATTCAGCAGTTCGACCGGTATCTTTGGGGGTAGCGGCGGCTAACGCAGCGACTCCTTCTCTACCGTATCGATCAAGGTCTCCGAGTTTGATAGTTTCTTTGGCTCTTTCCAGGAAACTATTCAAGTCGGAAAAGTCTCCTTTTGATTTAAAACTAATCATTATTCATCACCTTTCTTAATAAACTATAGTAAAAGTACTACAACTCTATTATACATCAAGCCATAGTACAATATGGCAATATAGTGTAATACCCTTGCCATAATTTGTTAACCTCTTGAATTCATTTGTTGCCTACGAACAGCATTCAATGAAGCATAACGACTAGCAATCTCTCTCTTACTCATTTTCTTAGCAGGAGTACTTTTAACATTACATACTCTTATAAGTGTTAGTAAACGATCGATAGGCCATTTCTGACATTCCATAGGTATATTTAATGCTATCATCCAATAATATATTAATTCTGATGTTATAATTTCACGACTTGTTCCCAAATTACTAGAAAATGTTGTAGCTGTTTTAGGAGCAGCTATATATGCATTTATATCATCAATATTCTTTTTAGTTAAATGATCATATACAGAATCATGTACATTCTGTGTAATTGTCATACATTTAATATAATCTATAGTTTGTTCAGCAGTCTTATTTTCATTACCCAAAAACGGTTTACACCACTTTGTTTCCCACTTAGAAATGGATACGAGAGAATGCTCCAATACTAAAGTTTGTTCTTTTGATGTTTCGACAAACATCTCTTGTTTTTCATCCCACGCTTCTGACGCAGGTATCTTTATTTGAAGCATTCTTCTTTACCTCCATTCGATATTATTCAATTACATCAGTTGTTGACTCTGATTCGATTTCGGCTTTAGCTTTTTCAGTAGCCTCTTTCAATTTATCTTTATCAATATTAGCTGGCATGATACCATTAACAAATTCAGCAGCTTTTTCATCGTCATTAGCTAATTCCATAAATAATTTAGAATAAGCTTCAGTTTCGGAAAAGGCAACAGATAAAGGTCTTCCATTATCATCTGTTTTTCTGAATCTTTTACCATCAGCAGTCTTTTCACCATAAGACATTAGAATCATTTTCTTAAAAATCTTGATGATTTCTGGTGTACTTTTGGCGTCGATGATATTTTTAACCATATCACTTAAGCCTCCATTAACACTTAATTCTAATTCTGTAAGTTCTGCTTCTGTTAAATTGAAGAAAAACTTATCAACTCTTTCTGTTCCATTATAATCTTTATACTTAATTGTTTTAGCTATCATATTTATTTCTCCTTTCAAATTTAAAAAAGAGGGGCTGTAAAATAAGCGTTTATAATCCCTCTTTTGATATACTAAAAATTTTTAACGCTGAATAACCAAGAACGTCTTATTAGCGTACTTTGGTTGCGTTTTCTGTGAACCATTTATATATTTTGTTTATTAACTCTACATTAAGTAAAGTAGATTCAGTAACCTCAATTAATTGGTTTTCTGTCGGATTGTAACCAAATTGCTTTATAGTATCAGCATATTGAGTTTTGTCCAAATTCCAATTTTGCATATTGGTACTATCATAAACAATTAAACCGGTTCCATTAATAGGCCAATAAGCGATAGATTTAACACCAGTGTCGTTATTTGTTTCAACAAGCATTTTATCGAAATATTTATAACTAACTTCTTGTGTAGTCTCATTAGCAAAATAACCTACACGGAAAATCATATCGCCTTTGCCATAACCACATGTATCTAAAGTGGTTGTAAACGTCTCGTTACTACCTTCTGGACGTTCTTTGAAATTGACTTCTGGTTTAAATTCCCAGGCGCCTAGTAATTTCAGATTATCCAGCGGTATTAAAAAGAGTAGCTACTTCATCTGGTAATGGTAATCTAGCTTCTACATCAGTATCACCATATAAGATTTTCTCAAATGCAGCTAACTTTTCAGGAGTTACTTTAGTTGAATCAATAGTTAGACTAGCAGTTGGTTTAGCTCCTGATACTTCAACTGGGGTAGTAGAAACTTCCCATGAGAATGTAATAGCTTCTGGACTATCATTTACAGTAGCATAAGCTTTTTCACTTGGAGCAGCTAATGCACCATAAATTAAATGAATCTTGTAACCAAGATCATTGTCAGTGTCACTACCAATTTTAGTTTGATAAGAAAGACCGAATGGAGTACGTTTTTGTTGACCAATACTTACACCATCAACTAAATCTTTTTCACCATTGCATTCAGCAAATTCATCTGGATACATATAAGCTTCGATAGTAGCACCGAATTCTTCAGCAGACATTAAGTTTAAATATTTAATGTTATCTGCATATAAAGGAGTAGCTTCAGCACCTGATGGACTTTCGTTAACTGCTGTTAAACCATTCCATGCAACACCTTTAGGATAAGTTCCGTTACTTTGTTTGTAAAGAACACCTTTGCTAACACCTGTTTCATATTTTCTTTCTCCTGTTTTATCCCAAACAAGTTTAGACATAATTCATTCCTCCTTAATAATATATTATGATTACATCATGATTTAATCCATCTGATGTGTAATGACGATCATAGGAAGATAAAGGTAATTCTAATATCTTTCCTATAACATCATTATCAGGGGATTTATCAATAACAGTCACTATGTAAGATGTCCTGTTAAGATATTTAATATTATCAGCATGACGACTGTTAATATTATTTCTAGAATATTTAATCGCTGGATATTCCATCTTTAAATTCTCTGGTGGTTGATAATACACATGATTACTATTAAATATACCAACTAACTTTTGATGTAGTTCAAGACGTTTAGCTTCATTCATTGTATACACCACCTAACGATAGTATGACTCTAGGGTACTGAACTTCAATACTTTCGATTTTCCATTTAGCCCCTAGATAAGTAACATACCTCATATGTTGGAAATTCTCTTTGGCATATGGATCAGCGATTATAGATATGGTATTAGACAAAACTATATCTTGATTAACTTGGCTAGTATTTTGGTATCTAGAACGATTGCTCGTAATATCACCATAGTAAGGTTTTTCAATAATAGTTTCTTCCCATATTCCTGGTTTAGTTTCTTTTGTATCAAAGAATCCTATATTTCCATAAAATTTAGCCATTTTGAATTTCTCCTATTCTACAAAGATTATCCTTGTGGATTTTGGTCAGGATTAGTTTCTCCACCAGTAGTTGCTTTCTTTTTAAATAAAGCAATAGCTGAATAAGGAACTGTTAAAGCACCTGACATTCTAGTTTCAATTAGATATTTCATTTGGTTGTAATCGATATCGAAATCATCAAACATATTTACAGAACCACCTTTATCAGCACCAGCTGTATAGTCGTTCATGTTAACAATTAAACCATAAACATCTGTATAGCTTTCCATTTCAGGAATAGTTACGATTTCTTTACATCTTAGAGCTGTAGCTAATTTCTCGATTGAATCATAGATAAGTCTACCATTTTGGTCTTCGATTAATAGCATATCAGTTAACATATCTTCTGTAGTATAGAATGTTGGTTTACCAGAACCTTTATAGTTCTTTCTAGCTCTAATAGCAGCTCTAATAACACCTTTAGCTAAAGAATCATTAGCAGATACACTTGCACCAGTATTTTTATAATCAACACCTTCAGTTACAGTATATTTGATAGTGTACATTTCATTATCTGTTAATACTGGTCTGATATTTTGTTCGTTGATTTTGTTTCTATCAGAAAGTTCTCTTCCATCACCTAGTAACATAGCTAATGCTAATTCTTTATCTAGTTGTTTTCTCATTTCTTTCTTTTGCCATAAAACTACATCAAAATCAGTGATATCAATTACATCATCTCTGTCAATATCATTTTTGATATATACAGTTGTAGGTGTAGTTACACGGTTTAGATAAGACATAGCGATATTAGTTTTCTTATCACCTTTAATATAACCTTTTGCTCTAGCAGTAGGTTCATCCATTCTACCGAAAGTAGTTTTAACTCTACTAAATGGTGAATGTTTAACTTGACGCATAACATTTGCTACCCAACTATTGTCTTTCTCAACCATTCTTGGTTCAGTATCAATATTATGAGCATCTGGGAATAATACGTCAATTTTGCCCCATTCTTCAGCACTAACGCCTTCAGCTTCAGCATGAGCAATGAAACTTTCTTTCATTGAACCATATCTTTTAGCATCAGCAATTGAATTAGCGATGAATTCTGAATGAGCTAATACTTCCTCACGATTTTCATTATCGTTTTCGAATACATTATGTTTCATATTTTCCTCTCCTTCTTCTTCGTCGTCTTTATCGTCGACTTCATTTTTAGCTTCTTCGACAGCTTCTCCAATCATAGCATAAACAACATTTTTTTGTTCTTCAGTCAATGTATTGAACACTTCTTCTACTGTCTTTTCTTCTGACTTATTATTTTCGTCCATTTTATTATCCTCCTTTTCGTCAGATTTATCATCTGAATGTTCCATTACAACACTAATTGGCTCATCAGTGTAAATAAGACCTTCTTCTTCATCCTCGGCCCCATCACTATGGACAACTACAGAATCTATATAGGCGCCAGGATTAGCACCAGCTAAAACCAAACTAACTTCTCTGATACAACCATGAGTAACTTTATTCATGCTTGATTTAAGTTTGTTGGCATAAATGGATAACTTATCAACATCACCATTAAGCACTAGAGATCTTGCAGTTTGACCTGAATCTGTGTCATTAAATTTACAGTAAGCATAGACACCTTCGTCTCTATTCTCAAGTAAAGCATGACCTAAAACTTCACTAGGGTCGTCATGTTGATGATTCCAAACTAATGGTACTTTTTGACCGTCATTATGTTTGAACGCATCTTTCATAATTGTTCTACCATCGGAACATTCAATATTATTTCTGGTAGCCCAACCACTAAAATCGTAATCCATTAAGAATTACCTCCCTTCTGTTTTTTCTCATCATTTACTATTTGGCCTATAATATAGTAGACGGCATTCTTTTGTTCTTCCGTTAGGCTATTGAACACTGCTTCTACATCAGTATCTTCTCCATTTTGACTTTCACTAATGTCTTCGTCAACTAAATTTTGATCATTAACCGCATCATCTGGATATTCTTCCTCCGGGGTGATTGGAGTATTTGTTTCTGGATGATTTAGATTACTATTAATCAACTGATCAGCCTTAGGATCACTAGATGGTTTGAAGCCTATTACACTTCTTATTTCATTGGATGAAACAATTTCGTTTCTTGTAAATTTATCAGCTAATTCAGCTAAATCTTTTACAGGAACTAGTTTGAATGGATCTCGGAAATACATAATAGTTTGACCTTGAGTTCTAGCTGTTTTAGTAAGAAATTTTCTTTTCATTTCTAAACTAATAACAGATGCTATAGGCTCTATGGTACGAGAATAATAATTTAACATAGTTTTTTCATCAGCAGTTCCATCTAAGATTGCCTGCGTAATACCTAACTGGCTATAAAGCATGCTCGTTAAATATTCGATTTGTTTCATTAGATTATTTTCTACTGGACGATTTAACTGTGTAATCTTCTCAGTTCCATCGGTATATGCTATACCATATTTAGACCCGGTCAACTGTCTTTCAATCTCGTTACGACGTTCATTGGCCTGTTGCTTTTTAAGCTCAGACTTAACCGTGTAAGGTAACTGAATGATGAGATCTAATTTTCCCGAACTATTTTGCTCATCAATACTGTCTAACAATACTAATTTTCTTGTTAAACGTTGTAACGTTGAGTTAGGTTCATTCATTACTGAATATAAAGGATTTTCGATAATTACTGTTTTGGATTTATCAACAATTACTTCTTCCTTTTTACCAGTTCGGTCATTATATATTAAAACTTTAACTCTGTTAGGGTACCATTGAGTAACCTTGCCAGTTCTTAAAGTTAAAATATCATAAGAATTTGTTTTGTTCGGATTAATGGTGGTATCTACTGGCACAACGGCAACAGTACCATTATCAAACATTGTTAAAACAATATCTTGGATAAACATTTGTTTATTTTGATCTACATTTGCTTCTAAAGTTAGACAATTATTTAATCCACTTGTTATTTCATTTTTAAAACGAGCATTTTCATCTACTTTGCAATGCTTAAAATCTATACCAGCTACATCCAAAGCTATCCTATTTAAAACAGAGGTTACAATTGAACGTTCATTACCCCTAGATAAACGAACTCGGTCCGGTCTTGAATATGAACCATAACTATACTCGTCTCTATTAGGAGTAAATGCATCTTTATTTCGAAATACATTCCAAGCGTTTTTAATTCTTTCGCTAAATGTAAATTCCATATTCTATACCTCCTTCTTTGGTTTTATTTTTTATTATTCAAATATGCTGTAGCTATACTTAATCCAACTAAAGTAGCACCACCAGCGATAAAGTCCCTAGTAGTTTTTCTATTATATTTCTTTTCAATGGCATCTGCATATTTTTTACCTTTTGTAGCAGCTAAATGATTATAATAATGTTTATTACCATTAACTACATTTTTATGAGTAGTACTATCAGCAGCACTTCCAACTCTACCTGATCCATAAGTATTTTTTTTAAAAGCTTTATAATGAACTTTCATAGAAGCAGCCTCCGCTTTTGATTTTGAACCAGTCTTTGCTAACTTTTTATCATAAGCCTCTTTTGCCTTTGAATCGATTACTTTAAATGCCGCTTTTTCTCTTTTAGCAATAGCGTCGTTTAAAGGTTTTCTATTTTTAGCATTCTGCGCACTATTTTTAACTCCAGCAATATATGAGCTTTTCTTAAAGACATTTTTTATGCTCTTAAACTTTTCACGTCTAACTTCTTTTTTAGCATTCTTATAATCTCTATAAGCACTTTTTACAGATTTACGATGTCCCCATCTCATGCCTGGAATACCATAGTGACATAATTCGTCAGTATAATTATACCTCCACATAATATCACCTTCCTTTATTTTTGGAATAACTATTAATTATTTTTTGACGTTTAACGCCTTGTTTCACAGTTTTTATACCTTTATGTATAGATGCTGCACCAATAAGACCAACTACTGCAGCAGTTCCAATACGTATTTTTCTATTTGTTATTGGATCTCCTCCGGAAATTTTAATTAATTTTTTATTTTTTATAGCTGTAGCTACAAAATTAGCACCTATACTTGTCAATACTGAAGCTTTAATTGCTGTACTAGCAACATTTTTAACAGTATTAACGTTAGCTGCTTTACGTTTATTACCATTATATTTTGCTGTACTTACATTTAATTTTGCTTTGGTTTTGGCTTTTAATATATTATATTCTTTTGCTTTTCGATGGTTCCATCTCATCCCAATAACACCATAATGATACAATTCATCTGTGTAATTATATTTCCACATATTATTGACCTCCTTATATTACTCAAAAGCATCACGATTATTTTTATATGCCACATAAGCATCCATCATAGCTGCTACTGCATCAATCTTTTGATCATAACGCTTTTTGTACAATTTTCTATTACCATTAGTATCTTCTAAGGTAATACAATTTCCCATAGTAAAAGTCATCAATTCTTCATCGAATAATAATAAACGATCTTCTGCCATTTTCTTTAATTCACCTAACGGAACAGATTCTGTTTTAGCACCTTGAATTACTTTTTCTAATCCAAATGGGCCATTTTCTTTTTCCCATCTTTCAACAAAATCTTTTGCATTATATGGGTCAAATCCAAAAGCTCTAACATCATACTCTCGTTCCATAATATGATTATCTAAGTCTTCATAAACTTGCATCATATCTAGAACAGTTCCAGGCATAACTATGAGACTACCTTCTTTAATAAATTGGTCATATTTAACTCTCATTGAAGGTATTAATTTCATTAATGTTCGTTCTGTTATGTAGTTTCTAGTTTTTATACCGAATTGCATTTTTGGTAATGGAAACAAGAATGTGAACGCGCAAAAGTCATCACCTTGAGATAAGTCGGCACCAAGTGCACAAGGTAACCCCCAATAATCTCTTTTTCTATGTGGTAATGTTTCCTCATAGGTAAAGAAATATGTATAACCTTCCATCGGTATACCGAATCTTTTGGCTAAAATATCATTTCTATTAGCAGGAGCTTTTTCAGCTTTTTCTACATCTAATTGATATGTCTCATAACTAACGGTTTTACCAATATTAGGATTAGCTTTAATCCACATATCAGGATTTCCTACTTCGTCAATGCTATCTAATTTATACCACCATATAGATACATGTGGATTGATATAATCGCCTTTAAGTATATCCATCAATTCCATTTTGATTGTATCACCTGGGCCATTACGAACAGTACCTTCGGAACTAACCGCAAGAATAAGATAATCATCATTCTTAGAAGCACCTTGTTCAAGTGCACCTATAACATCCTCGCGGATATCACCAGATAACCATTCATCAACGGTATTAATTCTACTATTTAAACCTTGTAATTTATCAACTGACATCGGACGAATCTCTAACAAAGATCCAGTCAAAAAATTTTCAATACCTTTTTTGGTCGATGTTAATTTTACACGGTTTGCTTTTGAACCTGTGGTATTGTTTATAGACCCTTCGGTTAGGAATTTATATAATGGACCACGAGCTCTAGCGATAGCAGTTCGTATTGGTGCAAGTACTTCTTCAGCTTGTTTCATAGTTGGTGAAGTATGTACTTGGTGTGTAGTTGATGTATCAACATTTAAAAAGTAATTTTGTATATAAGACTCATACTGCGACTTAGCAGCACCTCTTGCTATTATTAGAAATTGTTTATTTATTAATCGTTTTTTAATACGACGATTTTCATAGTGTCCTCCATGCCCATCAACCGAAGGTATATAAACACTACGTTCAACGAAATAATACCAACAAAAGATTTGTTCAGCCCATACTTTAAAACTATCAAGTAAATGTAAATCTTCACCGTCAGTTAAAGTTAATTCATTTTCGCAATATTTTATAAAACCTTCAACAGGTAATGGATCATAGTAAATTCCAGGATTATCTATTAACGCATCTATACGATTCATTTCGAGTGAGACCAATTCATTAACTGGTATTTTACCAGCCATAACATCAGCTCGAAATTGTCCATAATACTTTGGAATGGCAGTATTAGACAACATTATTTATTATCCCTTTTTACTATGTAGGATTTTACTAACAAATTGTTTGCCAGTCTTGCCGTATTTTTTATATGCAGCAGCGGCTGTCTCAATTGAACCTATAACGAGAGCGGTATTGACAAATCCTTGAACAACTTTCTTTCCAACATTTCGTCTGTTCATATTATCACGATACTTATTCTCTAGATCCATTCTCTTATTTAGTTCACTTAGTTCCTTGTTTGATAACTGATTAGTTTTTTTCTTTCTAAGAGATTTTGTTCTCCTATAATCCTTACTAGTATATCTTTGTCTTCTAACTCCCCACTTCATACCTAGTATTCCATGGTGATAGAGTTCATCTGTATAATTATATTCCCACATATTATTGACCTCCTTGATTAGTGTTTATGTTTAATCGCCATTCCAATTCCGAAATCAATTGTTTATGTGCTTCTAATACTGTTGAATTCAAAGATGGATCGAAAATCATTTTGACTTTCAAATAGATATAGCTTTTAATAGCTTCCAGATCATCATCTTCATTAACATACTCTGACCAAAGATTATTAGAGTCTTTGATTTTAAATCCATTAACGGGTCCAACTCCTAATTGGTTTAATGTCATAAAAACAGTATTGATATGAATTATTATATCAGTGTCAAAATTAGTATAATCTTTTGGAATACCTAATAATTTTTTAATACTATTAAGAATACTCTCTTCTATAGGATTAACTTCTTTTTCTTCGGTATTATCCATATATGACACCTCCTAATTATTTAATTTCTATAAATTTCTTAACACAATATCCAACCATTTTTTCAAGTGGATTTGTAACAACAATTACTTTATAAAAGTCTTCAGTAGAATTAGCTTCGTCAACTAAAAGATCGTCTTGTTTATCTAAAATTATTAATGACTCAGATTCTTTTGATGGTTCTGAACGAAGAAATAATTTTTCACAATTTGCTACAACTGCTTTAGGTAATCCATTAGTTGGAATTCCTTCTGTAATTTCTTCTTTTATCTCTTCTTCATCAGTAGATTCTGTAATATCTTCAGATACAATTCCTTCATTTTTTTTCTCTTCAGGAATTTCATCAGAAACTTCTTCTTTGATTTCTTCTGTTACCTCTTCATCTTTTTCCTCTTCAGGAATTTCAGGCATTTGTAATTCAGGATCATTAACTGTATCTATAACAGTTTCCTCATTACTTAATTCTATAGTTTGATTTTCATCTAAAACTATTTCGTTCTCTTTTTGTATTTCGTTGTTAATACTATTTTCCATTTTATTATCCTCCTTAATGTTTTTCTTAGTATTTTTCTTTTTGTTTTTCATACTAACCTCCTATTCTTTTCCAAGGACACATATCATTAGCAGAACGTTCTACTATCGTCTCCTTATTCAATATCGATTCATCTCCATAATGTAAAGCATTATGTGTTCTCTTAACAGTCGTGATTAAATATTCTGGATCAAATAAAATCTCGCTTCTGTTTAATATATCCTCTTTGGTTATAGGATTTATATGATGAACCAAAATTAGTTCGTCCATTATTTCGTGATCTGGAATTCCAAGATCACATCCGTTGTCTCTTGTTATGACATAATTACGAGTTCTTTTCCATTCATCTGAATGATAAAGAACTTGATTTAAATATCTATCATATCCGAAAGTATCTTCTCCAACTGAACCATCTAATTTTAGATATCGGAATCTTTCTTCAAAAGTTTTTAACTTAGATAACTCTGTATAACTCTTAACGGGTATCATGTTCTTCTATACCTGGATGTCCACTATATTCTTTCATAGCGGTAATTGCATTACTATAAAGTTCTTCAATGTGTTTAGCTGATTGAAGTGCTTCAGTTTTTGCAACCATTAAGTCTTTTTGTTTCTCAAGAATTTCTTTCTCTAACTTTTCTTTTGAAGATCCTAATTTCAGATAGTGAGTAATAACTTGTGACGAAGCAGTTCCGTCTCGAAGTTGTTGCTCAGCAAGTTCAGTAGCTAAATATATCAATTGATTCTCTCTAGCTTCAGGAGTTAATGCAGCACGCATTTTCTTTTGTTCCTTTTCGGACGACATTTTTACTTTTGTCATCAACTATTACTCCTTTCTTCCCTATATTAATTTACTTTTCGCATACTTGTATAGCACTTAAGGTGACTTATAAGAAACAATTCA